TCAATGTAATTGTTTGTACTGAATTTCTGCAGCTGTATGCGACATGCCACATGTACTTTCTATTTCTTCGATTGTCATATCCTTGATTAAACTGTATGGGGCCATTAGCTCTGCTGCAAAAGTATTTGCTTGCCATTCTGGATCTCTATATGTAGGAACTTCTCCTCTAGCAAATTCTACACTCTCAGGTTGGTGTAGAAAAAAATGTCCAACTTCATGGCATAAAGTGAATCGGTCTCTTGGATTGCCTGCAACAGCTCCCTTGTAAACGTCTTCCCTTATTTGCAAAAAATTTTTATTCGTATTTGTTAATCCATATACTGAATTCATTTCCTCGACAGGTAAAATCTCTAATTCAATTCCGCCTTCATCCGAGCAAAGAACCCATTCAATAAATTGAACAATTGGGAAATAAGTTATTTTTCCCCATCCGACTTTTTCTCTTACAGCATTCGCCATAGCTCTTATTGCTTTTCTTGATAGTGGCTTTACGCATACTTTCCTTGTCAAAATTATTCATACCCCCTAATTATCCGAGAGAATTCTCTTAATCTCGTTTAATTTTTGATCTCCCAATGTGTCAATCTTACGTGCAAACGCCAGCATCATATCTTTTTCAGTATTAGAATAAGAAGTTATATCTATACTTTTTTTGTTTCGTTCTTCAAAAATAAGATCTCTTAGATAAGCTCTTTCATTTAAATTAAGATTGTATTGAACCGATATAATGTCTCCCCATTCACTTAGTGGCATTTTCTTGCCGTTTTCGACTTTAGATAAAAATGCTGCTGAAACTCCTAACTTAGTTGCCATATCAAAGAGAATCTCTCCCTTTTCTATTCTTAGTTTACGGCAAAACTTCCCAAAGTTCGTAAGCATTTTCAGCCCTCCTTAAATTACAAACTATTGTTTACGATTATTATTTTAACCTATTTGGTTAAATTTGTCAATCCCCTAGATTAATTTTTTTTCCAATAATATCTGTTTTTCATTATATCTACAATTCGATTATCCAAATTTATCATATTTTAATATGCGGTTTAGCCTATCTTTACATTTTTGAGCAAAACCGCATATTTGGAAAATGAACTTTTTGCTTTATACCTTTTCTACAAACTGCTCAGCAATGAAACCAGAGTACTTCTTATCAATTAGAATCTGATACCATCCATCTTCTTTATTAATAACATCTACCAGATTTCCACTATTTAACTTCGGATATCCAGTAATATTGCCATAGTTAGTCCCCGGTCCCTTCCGGACATTAACACCGTCCCCGGTGCACTTTCCAACCCATACGGATTCTTCTGTGCCTTTTACAATTGCGTCGAAGCCAGCGCCCTTGATTTTATCCGCCAGGGCTGTTGCATTGCCTTTATTGCTAAATGCGCCACACTGTACCTTATACTGTCCTGCTTCTTCCTTTACAATAGCATCAAATCCCTTATTCTTTAGGACAGCTGCAAGGCTGTTAGCCAGATTCTTATCCTTATAACTGCCCGCCTGCACCTTGTAAATACCGGTTTGATCCGGCTGCGGCGTTGGTGCCGGTGTCGGTTTAGGCTGCTCTTCCTTTATACCAGTTATAGCCTCTAGGATATTTAATATCTTGCTACCATATCCGCTGCCTGCAGCCCATCCTTTGCCTTTTGGATTCTCCTGGATGCCCAGCCATTCTACGTATTCTGCGCAGCCTCTTTCTACGTATTGGAACCTTGGGTCTACACATTCTTTGCTTAGCGGCTCAGCGCAGGCGTATGCTTTAAGGTGCTGGATCTGCGCTCGGATACCGGTCTTGGTATTTGGGAAGGAATTGCCTTTCATGCCATTTGCGGTTACACCCATACCGCAGAAGTTGTTCTGATCCAGAGTTACTGCGCTGTCTTTAAATGTAAAATTCCCAGTTTCCAGGCAGCTTTGCGCAAATGCGATATCTCCCCGAATGCCCTCTGCCTTGCCTTCCTGGATGTACTGCGGGACAATATCGAGAACGGATTGTGCCACGCTGGGGTTTTTGGATCGGATATACTTCTGCATCTGCTCTGTTGTAGCCGTAGCTTTGCCAGTAATCTTTGTTCCGGTTGCCGCCGGGCCTGTTCCAGATAATTGTTTTTGTACCTTGTTAACAAATTCCGTCCACAGACCTTCGTCTAAGATTCTCCTCGGGCAATGCTTCCGGGATGCATCGTAATGCATTTTTAACCGGTCGGCACTCCACCCACGGTCTTTTAATAATTTGGCTGCCAACCATTGCGCATTGGAAACCGCAGTGTAATAATCGCTTTCCGGATTTACACAGATTTCTATATTAATAGAATTGAGGTTGGAAATTCCATATCTTCCATTTCCATCTCCTACCGCCCATGCCCCGTCCTGGAAGTCTAATGTCTGGTAGATTTCTTTCGAGTCCACATAGAAGTGTACTGTTCCGTCCAAGTTACCGTTTCGCATAGCATTTGCATGTGCCAAGGCACTTGCTCCCGGATTCCAATTATCTGTTTCGTGCATAACTACATAGCCGGGTTTGTTCCGCCCTATGTAGCAGTGTGTCTTTGCAATCATTTTTTTAATTTCCATATTCATACCTGTCCCTTCTAAAAAAAGAGAGCGATTTACTCGCCCTCCCGATCCTTTTTACCATCTTTGTCAATTAAGTTTCTCAGCATTTCGTATAATCCGGTACTTGCCAAACCAGAAATCATACCTCCTAAAATAACTTCTGCATTAATTCCGGATTGCAGATTAATAAGTATAGAAATTATAGTTCCCAACAGTAATGCCGAAAGCGGAATAAGCCGGTTCGGGAAGCTGGTAATTGCCAGTTTTAGTACATATCCTGCGAGTAAGCAAATCCCTAAGATTACCGGGTTAATTAAATCTAATAAAAATGTAATATCCATAATTTTATTTCTCCTTTTCTTCTAAATCTTCTAGTCTGTGATTGGTTACTTTCATTTTTTCTTCTAATATGAAGGTTCTTTCCACAACCGAGTTGTGCTTTTCTACCTTCTTTTCCAACTGCTCCAGCCGATATGCTGTTAGCCTGGAATTAACCGCGATACCGGCAAATGTGCCGATTGCACTTCCGGCCAATGCGATCAGCGCAGTAACTACTTCTGTCTCCATATGTTCCTCTTTCCGCTGTCATCCGCAGCAATTAATTTTGTGCAAAATAAAAAGACCTTTCGGTCTTGATCTAATTTCCATATGCGTACCTCATATAATATATTTTTTATGCTCAGCCTGAACGTTTTCTATCGACGTTTTTGCATATATCATTGTGGTTCCAATATTGACATGTCCGAGTAATTTACTTATGTCCTCTATCGGCATTCCATTCCTTATTGCAGTTGTTGCGGTCGTATGCCTCATTACGTGGGGCGTTATATGCTTACCCGAAAACTCCGGTATCCTTTTAACGATATTTCTAAGAATCTTCTCAATTGCTTCCTTGTGAATCTGGTTATGCGGATGACGGTCTGACACAAATATAAATTCATTTTCATCATTACGGTTATCCAGGTACGATTTCAAAGATACTTCTGCTTTCGCATTAATAAAACTTGTACGATGCTTCTTCCCTTTTCCAAATAGATGTACTGTTTTATGATCCCAGTTCACATCGGTTTTTTTCAATGCTGTAAGTTCCGACACGCGGCAGCCTGTGCTATACAATATTTCTATTATTGCTGTTTCTTTTAAAGTTTTACATGCTCTTCGCAAGTATTCCAGCTCTATCTGAGTAAGTGACTGCCTTGGATTAACCTCATATTTAATAGGTTTTATTTGTTTTGCTGGGTTTTTACTTATGTAATCTTCATCAAAAGCCCACCCGTAGAAGTTACAAATGTACTCTCTATATTTATCTAAAGTTCTATTGGTTATTCCGCGTTCTTCTTGGTACCGGTAAAGGAATACACGAATATCGTTTGCAGTTATATTTTCAGGTGCCTTTTGAAGTCTTTTAAAGAACATATGCAAATGGTGCCCATAGTTATAGAGCGTCCCGTCTGCCAACCCCTCCATTTTTTTATTCACTAAATAAGTTTTCAATATATCTGGCATTTCTGTGTTATACGGAACCACGCTTGTTTCACGATGTATAATGTCATAGTCAAATGCTACTTTATCTAATGTTTTAAGTATTTCATCCACCTCTTGTGATGAGAATCGTTCTATTAAACTGATTGCGAATTGGTTTTTTAAATGCTCATACAATAACGGCCTCCTTTTCATTACACAAGATATATCAGCATCGGTTCAGAAAGTTAATTATAGCAATTTCAATTAAAGTATTGCGTCTAAAACATTCCTTGCGGCAAGATACATTATATTATTTCCTTCTGCATTTGGGTGGATTCCATCAGCATTGAATAACGCCGAATTATATTCAAATGCTTTGCTAAAAGCATAATCGAATCGAATTGTATCCCATCCCTTACCAGTAACATATTCTCTTTGTTGATGGATATAGATAGCATTATCTTTAGGAATTGGATTTATGGCTATTATTGGTCTACCACCATTTGAAACAATCATGTCGTATATTTCATTCATGTCAGCAGTAAATTTATCATAATATCCATCAGCGCAATTGTTCATGCCGCCAAGCACGATACATATATCAAACTTAATACCAAGTTCAATATATTTAGATAGTCTTGTCTTTATTGCAGTTGTTGAATCCCCACCAGTACCAGCCACGATTGCATTTCCATCAAAACATTTGTATTTCAAAATTCTTGCCCATCTATTATCATTTGAAACTTGGTCGCCTTCTGTCAAGCTGTCACCAATAATTAGGCATTTGCATTTTTTATGGTTTATTTTTAAATCAAATCCAGTGCATATGGTTCCATCTGATTCAGAAACAACACCAAAATACCCATTCCAACGGCTATATTTTCTTTCTGTTATACCATTATAATTTGAAAATTTATGCTCAAAGATTGTATCCATTACATCAAGTCTTGTGATTTTTACTACGTAATCCCACCCGTCTCTTAATAGTATAAGTTTATACCACCTATTATTAGAAATAGACCGTTGCAAACTTACTTCTTCTGCACTGACCATCGTTTGACCGTCATGATAATTTGTATATAAAATTAACTTTTGATTAGTTACATCTATAAGAAGTTTTGATTTCCAGGAACCATCTGTTGCTAAACCAAATTTACTGTTTACATCTACTACCTTAAAATTAGCACTCAAAATATAGTCATCAAATGATAGAGGCATTCTATGAAAGGCGGAAGAATCTTCTCTCATTATAAGACCATTTTCCGATACTGTTGCATTACTTAACGTCCATTTATCATTTTCTACCCTGAAATCATGTGTAGTAATTGTTGAATAGTTATTTGTGGCGAATAAATTATCTAAATCGTTTTTGGAAACAAATTTAGTCCCACTATAATCGTTAATTTGTAAATTCACAATGGTACCAGTAGGAATAATATATACATATAATTTGTTTGAATCTTCTAACGCTGTAAATTTAAATGTATAATCTACATCAGAATTAGAAAACAATTCTGTCAAATTTATATAATTATCATTATTATCTACTGTACCAACTTGCATTTGTTTGACAGCTTTAGCTGTAATGTGAATACTGTACATCTTTCCTTTAATAAACTTATAGCAAATACCACCAGATTGTGTAGTTGTTGCTTCTGTGGTTTTTATATCAAATACAGTTTCACCTAAGTCAACAATCTCTTCAGAGAGCGACCCGATCTGCCCCCTGACTGCATCCCCTGGTGTAGCATACTCTGTCCCATCCGCCCCAATCCTAATGTTTTCCAGCGCTGCATCAGCCGTAGTCCCGCCCTCCGGTATATTCTGCATTGCTTCCAATTGCAATTTAATAAGCGCCATCTGAGCATTATACTGCCCGGACAACGCCCAGTAGTCTTTATTAGTCAATTCCGTTCCTGCCGGCACAACCTTTTTAGATGTATAGCTGTCTCCGGTCTTTTCATCCAGCACTACAGACAGCCCAAGATATTCTTTTGTTTTATCCCATTTTCCCTCGGGGGTTGGGATGCATCTGTTTCCTTTAAATTTTGCCATTAATATTCAGCCCCCATTCCGCATTATTTCAATACTATTCTTATAATATTTTCTGTTATTCTACCAATGACGCGATATGTTCCAAAAGAATAATTCTCTGCCGCCGAAGCAATGCCGCCATCTGCGCATATGCAATATTCGCCAGGTTGGCAAGTGCCATCGTCATAGACCGGAAGCACTCCTACCATACCAATAGCGTTCCATTCTTTACGGTCAAATCGCTGTACATAAACCTGTTCTGGATTATATTCTGGATTTTGAACATAGGTTGTGGATTTAGAAATTATCCCGGTATCCGGGTCTTCCACATCTATACCCTGCATAATAAAACGGTTAAAATTATCCCGTATAAACCTCCCAGACCAGTCCATGTCCCCGTTTCCAATTACCGATGGATTTCCCGACACAATCCCAAGAATGTAATCACCTCTGTCGGCAATTTTAATTTTATCTCCATCCGAAAATGTTACAAATAATCCCACCCGGTCTTCCGAGTCCGGATTACCGTCTTTCCATTCGAAAAACTCCGCATAGTCCGCTCCGGTATTTATTGTGCTGCTTTTTGCGTATATCTGTCCATTGTAATTAACCCGGAACGCATTAGATGCTACTGTTTTTGTTCCGTTTCCGATACAAAATGCCGAAACGCTTGATGTTCCAGTGTCGGGCGCCTCGCCCTCAGTTTGACTGTTAAAATGTCCCTGAACATGTTGATTTCCAGTGGCAGTGGTATTACAACCTTCTGCGTGGGAATATGAACCATTTGCAACTGTTGCGTAGCCTTCTGCGTGTGATCCTATGCCGGCGGCAGTTGTAAGTCTTCCTTCTGCGTGGGATGAATCCCCATTAGCTTTTGTAGATTCTCCTTCCGCATGAGCGTAATCACCTTCGGCTTTTGCGTTATCCCCCTCGGCATGAGCAGATTCTCCACTTGCAACAGATGCATATCCTTCCGAATGTGAGCACTCTCCAGATGCAATCCCGCTTCTTCCTTCTGCATGTGAATTTTCTCCGGAAGCTTGATTGTCGGTTCCTTCTGTATGTGAATTGATGCCAACAGCTGTGCCGGAACGTCTGTTTTGCGAAAAGCTGCCCCAAATATATGGATCTTCTTTATTGGCTTTTGTATTTAGCTGTGAGTTATATATTCCAGATACAGCCCAGTATTCTTCATTCGATAATTTGATTCCCGCAGGAACTTTTTTCTTGGATGTATAACTATTACCGGTGCTCGTTTCAAGCACTACAGACAAATTCAAATACTCTTTTGTTTCACTATGTACCCCTTCGCATACAGGAATACATCTGCCGGTATTATACTTAGGCATTAGTACTCCACCTCCATCTCACCGTTTTCGTTTGTGCCAAATACAAATCTGTCCATTTCTTCCGCTACATCCACTACAAAGCAATTATCTTCGATCCCGAACGTTGCGAATTTCCCAAGGTTTTCCCCCAGCTCTGCAGCTACTCGTTTTACTTCTTCCACCGATGCAAGGTCTTTCGTTTTTCCACCGGCATAGCAAATGGTTATGGTTCCATCCGTGGAAATCGCATACTCTCCTGGCAATAGTTCACTTCTTAGCAGGTCTTCGATATTTCCGCGTCTATGCTTTATAATTGCATTTTGTATTGCCATGTGTTCGCACCCCCTCTAATAACTTGTCGAGTTTATTCTCAATTCTATCAAGTCTTTTCTCGAGTCTATCAAGTCTTTCCTCGTTTCTGTTAATGCGCTCAGAATGGTTATTTACTGCCGAAACAAGTGGCGGAATAATCTCTATATAAGAAACACCCTTGTATCCTTCCCTGCCTTCTGTAACTATGCCGTATTCATCCCCGAAGACTTCCTGTACATTGTCCGCATTTAAACCCATGTGAAGTTTCTTATCGTCCCCGTCTTTCCACCGGAATATGATGGTTTCAAGCTTTTTGAGGAGGCTTTCTGCATTATCAATGTGGGATTCTATATCTTTAAGCCTTGGGTCAGAACTATTTACAAGATTTTTGGCTGTAATTGACGATTCTGACACCATAGGATAGTCTGTAAATATATCTTTCCAAATCGTAGATATCCGGAATCTATCTTTTTCTCCATTGCTACTTGTCAATTCTCCTATAAACAATCCAGAATCAAATAAATTAGCAAAAATTTTTGACTTAAGGCCTTTTATTTCTGTACCGCACGGCCAGTATGCATAGTCTCCTTGTCCATTACTTTCTACTGTATTATTATTTGTAACTTTTATTTGTCCATCATATACAGTAACGGATGTGTTATTTGCAAGTGAACTAGATTTCACCTCCCCAGTATTAAGAATATGGAAAGTCCCATTGCTATTTCTGAATACCGAACTCGTGATAGTAGATCCTTCTATATCAATACTTTTTATCCTGCCTGCATCGATCCAATCTGCATTAATTCCAATAGCTGCAATAACATTCAAAACGGCATTTCCGTATTTGTCGAAGCCGCTTTTAAAATTCTCTCCTCCATCAAGGCTTATAAAAAAACCATCTATGGATCTTTTGTAAACAACCTTACTGTCTTTCATTTCAGGCTTGTCGTGCATGTACTTTATCATGCTGCCGTCATCTCCCCGAGTGATTGTCTCGTAGTACCCAAGAGAGTTTAGTGCCAGGCTGTTAAGCTCCTGTACATATAAATCATAGGATGAAATTTCTTTTTTTGCTTCCTTCCTGGCTTCAACGACTGCCTTTGTCATTTGGCTATATCTTTCAGAAGAATTTCTGGATGGTGTCTCAGCGTCACAAGAAAAACTTTCATACCCGCCCATTGTATAAGTTAGGTTTGTGATATAGCAGTAATATGAATTGTTTTTACGGTCAGTTATAATTGTACAATCCCCAGCTTCTATCGAAGGATCAGACAACGCCGAGATATTCATAGGCCGAAATCTCATCCCTCTAATCTTCGCGCCGAGATAGCTTGCCACGTTTGATGCCATTCCGCATTCAATAAGGGGATTGTTTTCTATTTTAAGCACATAACCTAAATCCCCATTCAATACAGTTTCACCGGTAATTTCTTCACCTTTACTGTTCTTTCCATCAGCTGCCGTAACGCTTATGCCAGTTATTACTACATCATCTGTGGAAATATTTATAGAAGACAAACTATAAATGTGATGGTATTTCTTTAAATCCTCGAAAGTACCGCCGTCTATGGTATTGGTTGCGGTATAATTCGTATAATTTCCACCGTCCACTACATCTACCGATGTATAATCTATAAAATTACCGCCGTCTAACGTATCAGTAATGTCAAACGCAGTTGTATCGTACCATTTTAGTTCTAAGCGCCCATCAGCGTTACATCTGGCATAACACCCGGCAATCTGTGCACAGTAAGATAAAATCTCCCGGTATGTAACTGGTTCATTCACTTCAAACGGGGATTTATTTACTCTGTAAGTATAATTATCAAACTGGTTCGTATTCAGTATCACACCGCATTTGCTGCAGCAATAATTTACTATAGTCTGCAGGTTTGCTGGAAAGATTAATTTGCCGTCATACTGCTTATCGAATTTTGCCATGTTATCCAGACATTCCAGGGTGATAATGCTTTGTGTAGACGTTGGATCATCTGCGTTAAATACGCCCTTCTTAAGCCACTCTATACGGTCTGTAAGCTGTAATCCTAAGAATACCGTAACTACTGCGTCTGTGAAATCATAGGCGCTATATTCGTCATACATGTTGTTTAAGCTTATATTGAGCTTATTGATAATAGTGGAACCTATATCAAAACTACCAGCACTGGATACTCCGTCATATATTCTAGTAGTTCCAGACATGAAATCTTTTCCTTCTAATGATATAGTTTTTTTGTTTGCTAATGTAATATTTGCTTTAATTAGCGTTTTTGTATTAATTATTATTGCATTCTTATATTCGCTACTGGTATTTATCATATTTTACCTCTCAATCAAATTGAATGAAACTGATTTATACCGTTTATTGTTTATTGTCCATATCTTTACAGGAGAACTCCTATCACCAACATAAAATTCCCTTATTTCTTCCACCCCTGACATGGAGTCTGGATATCTAACAAAAACATATTCCGGATTAAACGCTTGTAAAATAGTTGATGTTTCTTCTCTGGATGGACCTAACCAAGACAACTGTATCTTTCTCTTTTGACTAGTACGATTTTTATGCATAGTGTCATTTGAATCTTGTACACGTCCAGAATCCGCTGCTGAATTATCCTGTAAACCCCATATAAAAGTATTTGGAGCCTTAATATCGATTATATTTGTGGGCGTTGTTCCAACTCCTAACATTGACATTTGTCTATCACCGTCCTATTATTTAATATATTTTTGCACAATAAAAGCGCCCATCAAATAATAGGCGCTTACTACATATTAATAGATAATAAAAGTATTAAATCTTCCATCGCTTACCACAATTTAAACAAACGGCAAATCCTTTTTTACTACTAAGTCCACCCAGGATCGCTCCGGGAACTCCCGCAATAACATCTCCAACCAAAGTTCGACCAATACTTAATTTCTTTGTGTCATATGCTATGCTAGAAGAACCACACTTAGGGCATTTGACGTAATCATTATTGGCATTGCTCGACCGATCTTTCTTCACTGCCTTCATTGTTTTTTCTCTTGCTTTTTTATCTTCGTTTCTTTCTTTAGATATTCTCCAATTGTCAACAAATGCATTGTTTTCTTCAATTTTCTTCTGCATTTTTGCGTTGGTTCCTCTAAATGTTCCATATTTATAATTACAATAAACACATTGATCGATTCCAATCGGTAAAGGTCTACCGCATTTATAACAATTGAATAATTCTTCTTGATCTTCCTTTGCTAACAACCTAGGCTTAACTTCACATTCATTGTTATCATATTCATACCCACAAAACATACAGCATTGCGTATTGGATTCATTTGTATGCCCACATTCAGGACATATTATATTCCAATTTTCTGATTTTTGATCATCGCTGTGAAATTCAGATGCAGGGCATCCGCATCCAGGGCAACACGAAGCCTTTTCACTAATCTGACGTCCGCATTCTGGACAAGCAATTAACGCCATTAAAATGCCCTCCTTTATTTAAATATTAACTTATTATACCAAATTAGTAATATTACGTAAATATATTTAAATAAAATCTGGCAATATTATTCCTCTTCTCTTTAAAGATAGATTTCCTTTATATGTTGCACGTGCTATTTCTTCACTTCCAATATATACAGGTATTTCGATTGATGCACCAGATTCTTCATTTGAATTTGACCTTGATGCCAATAATACGTTTACCAACGCATTTGTTACACCTCTTTCAATTCCCTCTACAATCTGGTCATTATTAGCAACTGCACTTCGACCACCCATTGTACCAACCATTTCAGGACCAGATTCTCTTGCCATAAAAAGTTCTCCGGCTGATGGAAATCCACCATTTGCATACCAATCTATTTTAAAAGACGGAACTGAAAATTGAAGATCTCCTATGCTAAAGTCATTCCAATCCCAATTTAAATGTGGCGTAGGAATATCAAGACCTGAAAAAGTACTTTTAATATTTCCTGCACTTGTAGTTGCCGAACTTTCCATATTACCCAATGAAGTATCTAAAGATGAAGTAGTATCCTTTACCATTTTATCTATGCCAGATTTCGCAGTATCCCATTTATTATTTACTCCATCTGTGTATCCATTAACGGTATTCTCTCCAAGACTCTCAGTCGATGTTTTGACTTTATCTTTACTTTCATCAATTCCTTTTGCATACCCTTCACCAGTAACCTTCCCTAAAATTTCTGACTTCTGCGCAGATGATACCCCTAGTGAATCTAATGTCTCAGATAAAGTTTTCTTGAAATCTTCTGTTGAAACTCCTGTTTCTTCCAGTTCATCTTGCACGAATACCAAAGCATCTGTAAAAGGCACACTTTTCAACTGTGCTTGGGTCAGCATATTGTACAAATTATCTAGTTCTTTACTACTTATTTCTCCTTTATCTTTAATCGCTACCAAAGAAGAAAGCAAAGCCATGTAGCTAGTATCTTCAGACGTTTTTTCAACCTTATCTATTGACTGTTCTAACAATCCCATAAGTCCAGCAGAATATAATGCATTTTCCCCAATCTTTTTTAACCATCCAAAAAAACCAGTTGCTCCAGCGGCTGCACCACCTGCTGCCCCTGCTGCTGCACCTCCTGCGGCTGCGCCACCTAATCCACCTCCACTTAAGCCTAATATATTCTTTAAGCCATCAAACAAAGTACTTATACTTGTAAGTAACGTTTGAGAAATTTTTATAGTTAAAATAGCCGCTGATACATATCCTATTGATTTCCCGACATTTTCAAGAAAACCAGGATCAAATTTTTTAAGAGCTCCAGCTAATTTACTAATTACATCAGCAATACCGCTAATTAATGGGGCTCCTATATCATTTAGGAGAATATCAAAAGCATCTAAAAAACCATCAGCAAAACCTTTAACAAATGGTGAAAAAGCTTCAAATAAGCTTCCTATTGACTTTACTAATTCTTCCCAATCAATATTAGCAATAAATTCGGAAATTATATCCTTTATCTGTTTAAGCTTAGACCACAGCCAATCCCAATCAACATCTATGACTCCAAATTTATCAAGTGCTACAACTATTCCGCCAATTCCTAATGCTATTGCAGCATACGGATGTTTTGCTAGTAGTGAAAATCCACTTCCAATAGCACCTTTTTCTCCAAATATGGAACCGAACCAAGTCAAACCTTTGAACCCCATTAATGCTGTAAGTAAAATCCCTAACGAATATCCTATTTTTTCGGCTGTATCAGGATTAATCTTTTTTAATGCATCTGCTAAACTATTTAATCCTCCCGGCACTATCTTATTAATAAAATCAGCTCCTACATTTAATAAATCTTTAAAAAAATCTACCAAGCCTTGTCCGACAGAAATAGCAAATGGAGCCAACGCTTTCCACAAATTAGATAATGCTTCATTAATTTCTTTCCATTTAATTTTAATGCCAAAATTAGTTAAAGCATCTACTAATTGAGGTATTCCTTCACCCATGGTCCAAACTGCAACAGGCTTTAAAAACTTTTCATAAAAGTCCATAAGACCATTCCATACAAATTGAGTTGGTTTTTGTAACATGGTAAAAAAATCTGATAATGACTGGTTTAATCTATTCCAATTAATTGCATTTAATAAATCATTTGTAATTTTAAAAAATCTAGGCAAGCCAGAATCTGATCCAAGCATCCACATTCCTATTGGTTTAAGCAGATTATTCCACAGATCATCCAGCGCTTTAGTTGAAAAATCCCCTAATTTTTTTAACCCTTGATCGTATAATTTTTTTAAAGACTTTCTTGTAGGTTCGGCTATTTTCCATATTCGTTCAAAAGATTTGCAAATCTTATCTGCATATCTTTGAGCTAAATTTTCTGAATTCTTCAGAGCTTTTTCCCATACAGATTCATAGTTTGCTAATGCTGCAGCTATTTCATCAGATAAATCAATTATGGAATCTTTTCCGGAATCCTTGTCAGTGGGACTATTATCATCTGAATTATCCGTAGCAACGTTAAGCTCGTCATAACCATGAATTGTTTTTTTAAGCTTTTTAGCCTTCTTGTCGGCCTCTTCTAAAGCATCTGCGGCATCATCAGCATCATCTGAAACATCTCCAATACCACCGTCATCAGTATTGGAATACCCTCCACTGATTCCATCCATAATTTTAGAAAAATCAATACCCATTAGACCGCCAAGCCATGAAAGCAATCGCTGAACAGCTATTGCCATCCCATTAATGAATGGAAGTACCTTTTGAACTACTGGCATAAGTAAATTCCCAATCATTCTAGCAACATTTACCAACTGCTGTTTTAATATTCTATACTGATTCGCTACCGAATTAATTGTATTGGCCTGATCACCCCATGCCACTTTAGATTGATCTAATATTGCAATCAAACGTAATTGCATTTTTTCTGATTGAGTCATATTTTTGACGTATTTGTCTACACCAAGACTAGCTGCATACGTTTGTAGCGTCGCATTGGTTATATCAATACCATATTTGTATAGTGCCCTAGACTGACCTATAAGTCCAGACTGCAGATTCTCCATAACATTGGATAGATCAATATTCTTTAAAGAGGACAAGTCAGCTGATAGCATTGTAAGTGCCTTACTCGTGTTGATACTATTTTCGCCCATAAGTCCTACTGAATTAGTAACTGCTGATACGCTGGCCTCGAAATTCATAACAGCTTCTGGATCTAAACCTAAATTTTGACCTGTTGACATAGAAAGGACGCCATCATCTCCAACACTAAATCCAGTCATTTTGGTTGTGAGCTGATTCATCCTTTCAGTAAATGACTTCTGATATGCCTCAGCACTATCATACCCAAATCTTTTGTATTGATCAGAAAATTCGGCTCCCATTTTATCCATGATTACATTGAAATAGTTATAAGTTTCAATGTAATCCATTGAAGACTCAATAGATGAGCCTATCTTTTTTATCCCTCTGATTAGCAAGTAACATTTTGCGTATGCCATTGTAAATGTATTGGCAAGATTACGTCCTGATACTTTTGCATTGTTTGACTTTTCTGAAAAAGTATGTAGACTTGATGATAAACTTTTTATCCCAATACTGCTTTTATGAGCACTGCTTCCTACGCTACTAATAGCACTTGCGGCAGATTTGGTCCGAGTTCCCTGAGTAACCAAATTCGATAATGCATTTGTCATTTGTATTGTATTCTTAGATACATGAGGCATTTTTGATAGAATCAGAAACAAACTATTTAATTCTGATCCCAGTTTTGGTATCGCTGTAATAGCTGTTTGTATACTCTTTCTTCCAAAGGCACCAATAGCGCTAGATAAAGCCAGTAATTGCGTAGTTGCCTCTTGATTGAGCGATATACCGTTTATCGACAATAAAAATGTTCTTATAGCTTGCGCAAATGCAGGCATTGTCGTAATTGAGGTTTGTACCCCTTTTCCCCCAAGCTTTGACAAACTATTTATACTATTAGTAATGCTGGTTATGTTTCCCGTAGGAACACCTGAAAGTCCTGTGAGTCCAGCCGAAAATGATTTCAGCGCATTTCCTACATTAAACATATTACCTGAATTGATTCCACTCAATTTGCTTAAATTAGAAACAATTCTGTTTATATCGGTGGACTTAACAGTTGACATAGTTTTAGCTGAAGCCGAAATTCTGTTCATTCCTTCAGAAAACTGACGCATTCCATTACCATTAATACCAGATAAAGCGCCAGATACACTATCAAGTTTTTTAATCAAAATATCCAGTTGTTGATTAGCTTTATTTGCACTAGCTTCAACTTTGACTTCCAATCTATCCACTTCTGCTCCCACGTTATGCCACCACACTTTCTAATGATGACACTCATAGGTGTTCAAATTATCACCGAGCCATATCATGCCCCGTTATCATATTTTCGGTTATGCTCTTCTATCCACAATAAAAACTTCTCTTCCCCAGACAATTCGTCATTAAAATCCTCCTGTTTTCCAAATGGGTTTTTAGGATATTTACATTTCTTTCCATTAAATACTGAACCAATTGCAAACAAATTATATTGCCCCTGAATCCATGCCAACTGATTTTTTTGATCTAACTGCTTTTGATATGCTATCTTAAATGGTTTCAGTTTTACTGGATTTAAATGCCAAAATAATTCATATGGAACACCATAAACCAAAGCCCACGGAAGGAATTCATCTACTATTAATTGGCTGAAGGACTTACCTTCTTCACACGATCCCTGGGCGTTTTGATCTGTTTTTTCTGCACCGGCTGATTCCCCTGTTCCATAAGGCGAGTTAGTCCGATTCGTCTGAAAAAACCCTCAATTTCCATCTCTTTTTTAATTACTTCCAACATTCCAATATCTGTTGATTTTTCATCATCTGGATTTTCTTTACAGAACTGTTTATAGAGGGCCCGTGCATCTGCTTCTGTATGTACCTCATCTGAATGATTTTCAAGAAGTCCGGCATAAAATAAATAGAGAACTCGTTCAGGAAGATCAGCCATACTTTCTATCATTTTGTCAATGGTAGCAATTTTAGACATAGTCTCACTATTTTCTAACTCATTTAAAGCTGTTCCTTTCATCATGTATGCTCCACTAAAATAGTTCCAACATACATCAACACATTTTTTGTCATGCGCAGCCTCAAAATTGTATTCCAATTTGTAAATTTTATTGTTAATACTGATATTCATAAAACATCCTCCTTAGGTTTTAAAATAAAGTAGGTATCGCATTAAACGATACCTACGGGTTTTTATGATGCGCTTTCTGCAACCTCTATTTTTGTAGACGGAAACACTGAAATAGTCATTTGAATAGCGGCATTTCCTTCACCTTCATTAATATAAACTGAATGCTGCCCTTGCCAAGTAGCGACACCAGCCGATCCATTTTTACCTAACTTTATTCTGTAATGTCCAACAGACCCTTCTTTAGCTTTTACTGCTTTATAAGTTTCTATAGTATAATTTGCGCTAAATTCCATTGCATCAACGCTCTGAACTCCTGGAATAAATGCCTGCTGCTCATCTTCGAGATCAGTCACTTCAATCTGTTCGGGCGCACCACCTAATGCTGGAAATGATTGGATAGGACATAACTTTGTCCATGCAACTCCATCTGCGCTATGTTCTAAAATGGTACCAATAGTACTTACTGCTTTTACTTTTGCTGCTTCTCCTGCCATTATGAATCCTCCTTTAGATTTCATTAATGGCACTCGTGGCGCTCACATATTTTACATTAAATTCAATTAAAAACTATCTTGTATTTATATTTCATCATCGTTGCATACCAGTCTTTGAAATCTAGCCACAACCCTCTTAATCTTTGTATCTGCCACATTCATGACTTCCTGAGGTCCATATTTTCTTTGATACCCCATATTTCGCATTTCATCATTTGCCAGCGCCATTATTTTTTTCGCCTCTGTTACAGACTTTTTTGAATATGACTCTAATTTAATTACTGATACCACCGCATTTTCATTATTATCAAGATCTTCAGATGTACTATAATTGTCTTCCTGGCAAACGTATAGAAACGGAAAAGCTGGAGGCGCACCCGAATTCGTAGTTCCGGTATTTCCACACACCTTAGATATTGTAACTTTTAGTCTGGTATGTACAATACTTAAAACATCAATCATTTTATTCACCCCTAGCTTTTAAAAATATCTTTTGCGATCTTTACTATATGCTCCCGCATTGCCTTACCGGAATTATACATTGGCATAGTAGCCTTTACACCGTAAGAATGATGCCATTGTTCATCTTCTCCCCAATAATACCAACCTTCTTCTTGAAATGCGTGTACCTGCCCGGGATATGCGCCTACACCCATTCCAAACTCATTTGATTTTGGATTATCAATCGGGTTATACTTGATGCCTGATCCAAATTCTATTAGTAGTAAAGTATTTACTGGATCATATCCTTCAGATTGCCTTGTCTGACCTACTCCAATTAACATAGCCTTGCAACCTGTCACAGTTTTAGAAATATCTGTGGTAATCGTAATGGTTTTTCCAAGTGGTGAATCATTAGCAAATTGGATGGCTTTAACCTGGCCAAATACTATTATTGCTTTACAAAATTCTTCTATTTTATTATTGAGCTCTTTTTTATATCTTTCTATTGCTCTAACAGTTTGTTTTATTTCGCGGACAGACAAACCAAAACTAATTTTTCGGGACAACTTTACCACCTCATCCTTTTGGCAAGGACTTAACCGCATAGCAAATACCATTTAATGACATCGCAACTTGTACAACTGCATAATCGGCATTCCCACCATCCACGGAACCATCATCATTTATGATTGGCTCATTATCCCATATTCGAGTAGCCTCATTAATAGGAAGTGTCATGTCAGAAGTGCTTATGGATTTTGTATATTCCAGATTGATTCCAAATACTTCGTTGGAGCTTGAACCCTTGGCCGCTGAAATATTGGCATAAAAAAAAACAGGTTGAGTATATCCTGCTCTTGTGTCACCGGTTTCAACTGGTACGGTTTTTCCGTTCACTTCAATAAAAACTATGTTTCCATTTTCGTCTGTTTCGTAAACGGGAATAGAATTGTCATATAAGCTATACCAAAGTTTTTTCTGATTTTTCTTTAAAGAACGCATAAACCACCCGCCTCATATATATTTTACATGATTAAATCTTCTCGCCCCATGTGGGTCAGTTCTTCTTTCACGGACTCCTTTAAATTTGGAGGAACATCTTTATAATTCAAATATCCGCCAACAATCCGCATTGCTAAAAATTTCGCCATTCATTACGCCTCCATTGTTGCTAAGATAAGTTCTTGGACTGCCGCATCCGTTGTGTCCTGCTGTTCCTGTAATGCAGATATCTGATTTCTTAATTCTTCTTCTGCCTGCTGCGGAATAGAAGAACTGCCTTTGAGCTCCTGGTAACCTTCCTTTTTCGCTATGCTATAATGAATCATTTCATCAATAATTGCTGCATACATAAGTCAATGCCCCCTGCTATTCTATTTTCTCTACTAATAAATCCTTTATATTAAAAGAATATATCTGCCCAGCTACATAGTTTGCCCCCCGCAATAAAAATCCTATATACGGAGTTGACAACGTAATTTCTTTTGTTATATACACCCATCCAGTCTGTGTTTTATTGCTATAAACTTGATATGCGTCATCATATATGTTGTTTAAACTTAAACACAATTTAGCATCCGGGGATGTTGTCGCTCCGTCTACGTTTACTGCACAGGCTACTCTTATTTTTTTAATATTTTCCGGCAACGTGTAATACCACTTATTCCAATCATTTATTCCATTATTTCTTATTACGAAATGGTCTTGATGAACTGTAATGCTGCCATCTCCCCTCATTTGTTTCCATTTAGGGCTAACAGTAAGTGGCGGTGTGGCTCCTTCAATCAAGTTTGAATTTTTCTTGCCGTGTGCCATCTTGTACATTCCTGTCTGGCAACCAATAAACCCCATACCAGTAATGAGATCTTCTACCATCGTAAGCATTGTACTTCAACCCCTTTTGTACTAGTAGCTTCGGGCGTAATATAAACATTCGATGTATTTGCAATTCCAACAACTTGGGCTGAATCCGGACCAATAATTGCCATATTCTCCAAATTCAGATCTTTATCAAATGAAACATAAATATCTTTCTCCGTAAAATTCTTAACTAAGAACTGATATCCAGCTTTATCAAATTCCACACATAAAGGAACATTTTCGACTGTAGGAACTCTGATAATTTTTAATAACATACTCTTCCCTCCACCAAAATGAGTATTACCCTGCGGATCACTCCACGCACTATCTTCTATATAACTGAACAAAACGCCACAATTCCATCAAAACATTCTCTTCGACTCTTCCATGATCTATTCGTTCCATTTTCATTATGAGAAACCTGACCTTCTACACCAATCTGATTGAAATCATATACAACAAGTTCCCGAATATTACTATAATAGTTCATTAGGTCATTTTGTATGAAGTATTCTGAATGATGCGATTGATAATTCCGAGTCCTCTTTACTTCCCTGATTGCGTTTTTAATTTTAGTGAATAAGATGTCAGGATCGGATGTATTTTCTATAGGCAATTCACTTTCTAAATCATCATATAATTCCAATTCCAATTCAGTCATACTTATTCACCTCAACTTTTTTAGGATCTTTTGTTTCTCTTTTGAGTGTCAACTACCTCATCAGCATTATCAAGAGTTTCATCAGCATTCTTATTCTCCGTACTATTTTCAAAGACTTCCGGAATTGGCTCATTTGGAACATCCGAACCTGATACGTAAAATACTCCGTCATGCTTTACTAAATGATCAAATTTCATTATTCTGACGCCTCCTCATATGCCTTAATGACATAAGTATCATCCATGCGCTCATAGGTAGGCAATACAATTTCTGAACAAATACACTGGGTCACAATTGGATGCGGGTTAGTAAATGTATAAAGAGAAACACCAGTTTCAACAATCTGCAGATTACCAGTACTTGAATCCCCACTACGCTCTTCCGGTGTTTTTCCATATTTAGTAGAACCAAGAGCCACGCGTCCTGGCAATAACGCAACCATTCCATCCGGAATGAAAGTTTTATCTTTCCCTGCATTATCCTTGAACAGCTTTTCATATACAATAATATCTAACTGTAAATCCTCGTTCTGCTTAATAAACTTTTTAACATCTGAACCTTCAATGAAAATAGAAGCCATGGTGCTTTTGGCTACAATATAATCTCGTACCTTCTTATTCTGAACCACCTTCTGCCATGTATTGTCGTTCATAACAGCAGACATAATCATTTTGCCTTTTTTACGCATTGCCTTTTTAGCTGCCATCAAATCCTCAATTGGATTGGCGTTTTCTAAATCATTCCACCGGCTGGTGCCTGATAACTCCATAAAATTATTGGCTTTATACGAACCATCTGTGTCGTAATTATAATCATATTTGACACCATTTGCAGAAATCGCAATTTTAGGCGAACCATCTGTCGGGCAGAGTAACTGCCAGATCATTCTTTCTGGAACCACATTTGCCCCCTGTACTAAATCAATTGGGCCAAGTGAAATTTGCTTAAGTAACTCTTTGGCAATCGCTCCATCAGCAGCATTCATTACATTTTCATATTCCTGCGCGTCTTTTTCTTTAATTAAATAAGATTCACGGAAAAATGGCATATTCATCTCAATCTCTTTAAACCCAATTCGATCACGCAATGTTGCTTGTGCATCGTAGTTAGATGGCGTTAATGAAACCGGCAAACCTTTGCTGCCTTTAAACCACTTTAAATCCATTGTTGATGTTTTTTCTTTTGGGAAAAATCCCGCACCCAAATATGGTTGAATGCCCATTGAGTTTTTATATGCGTCCCAGATTAATCCGAGCGCCCTTGCTGTAAAAGCTTCATTTAATGGTAATGCTGGCATATTTCGTTCCTCCTCTTTCTTAATCAAAAAAAGTTACTCTTGGCAACTTTGCTTTTGCTTCAGCCGCAACAGAGACATTATTTTTAGTTAATTTCGTATTATCAATAGATCCTTCAAATACATAAGTACCGGGAGCTTCCCCGTAGGTCACATCTACATCATGAAGCAAAATCCCCATACATGTAGCATCATTCTTAGGCCATGGTGTGCCGGCCTTTACAATTTTTTTACCATTTGCGTCAGACACTACACCTGCATTTGATACCATACACGGTGCACCCAAAAAATCATTATATTTTAAAATCTCAACCGGCTGTCCATATTCCTTACATGACACTTTCATTTTCTATACCTCCTAATAGTTGGCAAATACACTTTGCGAATTTTTATTATCCATACCAAAAGAAAATGCTACATCCTCAGCAAATTTAACATCTTCTGATTTTTCATCTTTTGGATCTCCACTCCCACTACCTCCTGGAATTCTAGTGGCATCCATTAAGTCCTCCTTGACCTTCTGTGCAGTCGCTTCTTTCTGCTTTGATAGCAACGAAGCTAAACTTGAAGACATAGTTTTAGTTCTTTCACAGTCCTCCGATACTAGTCCATCAATCAGATCTTTATAATCTTCTTCAGTCAAACCTGCTCCGACAAGGATTTTTTCTGCTTCTAATTTATTGGATTTTTTCGTATAATTCACTTTAATTTCAGCTGCTTCATCTAAAGCTTTCTGAATTTTTTCTGCATCTGTCAGATCTGCATCTTTGAGTTTAGAATACTCTGTTTCGATTTCCTGCAATCGTTTCAACTCTTTTGGGTCAATGTTATTTTTCTTTGCTGCCGTCAAATCGCCTCCATTAATGTTTAATATCGCTGTAATCTGATCATCTGTAGCATCTGGAAATTGTTCTTTAATTTGTTCTCTTGTCATAATACATTCTCCTTATGAAACATACACTTTTTTAACACGGTGCGCTCCGCATAGTTCATGCCCTCTCACGCTCAGGCCTGCAAAATAATAGAACTACAATTAGCGGAAAACAACGCCGCTAGAAGTAGTCCTGCTTTTTAAATTGTTTCGTTTTGTTTTTTTCGGTATAAACGTATGATTATTTTCATCTAAATCAAAAATATTTAATCCGCCACATTCAGTCTTGGTGCATTTGACTTCACCCTTACCTGTAAAGCGCCCAAGTAGTCGTCCGCATCCTTTGCACCTTACCTCTACTAAATTCATTATTAACCCTCTCCTTTTCCACCATTAATTACAATATTCTCACCATTACTTACTGAATTTTCTACTTGTGTCTGTAATTCTTGTGCCGTTTTATACAATCCATCCAAATATGGCTTAGATTGTACATAAACTTTCTCTGGATCGCCCCATAAATCGCATGTCTTAATTGCAATCTTAGGATGAATGCCTTTTTCCAGCAAATAAAGAAGCGCCTGAGCTTTTACCAGCATATTATCGGTCTTATTTCTTGTGATTTTTACATCTATATCTGCAATATTTAATCCACTAGATATTTGGGATTTCGCCTTCAATATGCTCAAAGCGTTGCGTAAAAACATTTTTTCTGCCTTAATAGTAACTGGTTCGTCAATTTTGGCCCTTTGTTCTGCAAAATCCCAACCATTTCGCAGATATACTGCTTGCCCCGTATCACCACCAGTATTCTGCTCCCTGTTTGGCATTCCCTCTATAATGAGAGCATTTTTATAAAGATCATCCTTGGCAACTTGAGTCTGTTCTTGATTAAGCTCAGATGATACCATACCAACATCTGCGGGCATGGAAGGATTCACTGTCTTAACTTTTAATGCACCAATCTTACACATTTTCAAAAACGTCGCTTCATCAATTTCACAATTTACAAATTTAACAAAGGCCTGTACGAATTGCTCAATACCGTCTAACCGGTTAGACTGAATATTGTTTATGCCATCAAGTAATGTTATTACTATTTCTATGTCAGACAATCTTCGATGATTATTAGGATACTCCGTTAAAAGAATACGGCCATGACCGTTTATAGAGCATTCTTTTTCAAATATAGCGCCATCCTTAATTGCATACACATTTGTAGGTGTAGTGCAGTAATAAATGTCTTGGCCATGCTCATCTTCTCTAATTGCTACTGACATAACCGCCGGCCTTCCTTTTCCTGAACCATAGACAAGATAGTTATATCGTGGATCTGGTGCCTCTGTCCCCATACAAGGCTCGCCTTCCTCCGTTTCAGTACGTGGTTTACTCCATATATCTCGGTATGCCGTCCCGCAGGTACTTTGCCAATCACCAATTACAATATCATCGCAAGCTTTATCAATAACTTTCATAAAATTGTTTAACTTATCAATTTCTTTTGTTTTTTCCTCATCATCGTTAACTGACACATATTGTATTGGTTCACCAAAATTCTGAGCAGTCATAAATCTCGTGATTTCCAAAGCATGATTTTCGACTATATTATTCTTAATGTCTGGCCTAACTTCTTTAGTTCTATATAGAATTGGCTGATCACCACCGACATAATGGTACAGATAATCTATTTCGCGTCTATTTTGGTTATGGATAAGCAATGATCTATTTAATTCTTCAACGACATTTTCGTTCGTTATCTGCTTTACATTACTAAATATAACTTTTCTTCCGAAAACACCATGGCACACTTCCAAAAAAGATTTACAATTTTTATGATATAGATTCATCTGAATCACCAACTTTCCAAACAAAAAAGAGCGACTGCAATGAATTTTCAAAGCAGAGGCTCTTTTTTGCAATTTATATTTTCTTCATTATAATAATACCATATTTATTTATGCATGTTATGCTGATAGCTTATTTTGTGTATTTGTCAATCGTTCGTGACACTGTAGATTGATCCATGTGCAGCAACATTGCAACCTGTTGCTGTTTCTTCCCACTAACAATATACTCCATGACCAGTTTATCTCTCACATCAGAGATTGATGTTATCATCGTATCTATATCTACCATAAGCTGTTCGTAAAATTTTTTTTCAGATGCTATCTTTACTTCAAGATAACGCACCTTTTGTTCCCATTCTTTTGAATCGTCAAAATCAGGTCCGGAAACAGTAAAACTTCTCAACTGGTATGGAAATACAGAATTTGACCCCATTACTTTTCCGTGTATGGCTACTGGCGGATTATTCTTATATCTTTCTAATTTTCTCTCGTCTGCTGCAATTATTTTGGGCAAGTATGGAAAATCCATAATTTGTCTCTTGGTTATCTGCATTTACAATTCCTCCTAGAATGGTCTTTGTACGGCTTCACATTTAGCATAGAACCCTCCTGCAAGTAATTCTGCCAACATTCTCAAGCTATCTGCTGCATCATCATGTTTGTTGCCTTTTGGATCAACTACTGTTATGGTTAACTCTGTCATAAATTTTCTATAATCTTCATCCCAGTACTTTTCCTCCAAGAATATAAATTTCTTTATATCTGGTGCATACTGAATTATTTTTGCCATTTTACTACTTTGATTTGAAGCTTTCATACTAGTGATATTCATACTGTAGCCATGATCTCTTAACTGCTCATCAACCTGCTCTGCATATGCATCTCCACCATTATTTGCCTCAAAGCGTGAAGACTGTACACAATTTGCCATATATTTTCCTACTATCAAAGGCTGAGTGACCGTTTTATCACCTTTATTAAACACTACCGCAGGTATATATGTTTCATTTCCGTAATTCTTTGATATTGGTGAGGAAACACTATCCCCTCCTCCGAACGCTACGTCACAAGCGGCAATCGTACTATCTGGTTCACGGTCCGGCAACACTCCGTTATAATATATTAATTCACTTTTGGGGAATAGTAATCCTTCTCTTACATATGGTTGCCCCATATATTTCGCCCACCAGGTAGCGTCATCTATATCATTACGGATTTTATGATACATTTCTGTAGAGAATCCAACCCCATAGTCATATTGAAAATTACTTTCATCTTTTTCATTTAATGCAGGTATTACCCTAAATCTATATCGCAAATCATCTTCATACTGCGATTTTATTCTTCCAATTGGATCTACTACTGACCATCTGGTGCCGACCATAAGCTCAAACGCTCCATCTTTCATACGGTCACGCAGCTGATTTAAATATGCGTCATATTTTTTATCCAAACGGTCAATGTTTAGAGCTTCTTCTAAATCTTCAACTAAGTCATCACAATAGAGACATTTAGTTATGTCTATTGCACCGGTCCATGTCCCAAGTACTGATCGACAAGTCAATGTAGGATATCTCTTTTTCTTATTTAGATCTATAGTCTCATCTTGCTGGTTATTGGCTGCCAACTTGGCATTAGGAAATACTTCGTTCCAGAGATATGTTGACGGATCATTTATGATGCTCAACGCTTCTTGATAGAACCCTTTAGTTAATTTATCACTGTGTCCGGCCATAGCACTGCATTCATCTGGGAATCTCCCCATTAACCAAGCCATAAAAAATATACAAAGTGTGGATTTACCAACACGAGGCGGTAATGATATCCCCAAGTAATAAATTACTCCGTCTGCTAAGTCCTGAAGGTCATCAGCAAGAACTTTTAATACTTTACGCCTGGGCAGATAGAATCTTTTTTCCGCAGGTCTATCTTTTTCAATGTACAAACAAAAACTATCAAAATCATACGGAGCTAAAAATAACAGAGACCTATAATAAAGTCCACCGAATCTAACATCTTGCCTGGAACAAATGGATGATTGCTTACGTACAAATTTTGCTTCTGATATTGACAATTCTAAATCGTCTTCCCGTATTGCAATACACATATCGAGAAGATTACTTAGATTCTTGTATTCCTCCAGGTTTAATTTATGCAATACCTTTATTATTTTACGATTCTTTTCTATATCGCCCACTTTTCACCATTCCTTTCAATGGCGTTCATAGACGCTCAAAGATATATTATAAAAATCTTTTATTCTGTTTTTTTAGGATTCTCCAGCATTCTTTAATAGATATAGATTACATATAGCATTTTTCATAAATAAAAGTTATAATATTTTAAAAAGGAGGATTATATTATGGGATACTGGAGCGACTATCATATTGATCAATGTTCTAATCAAGATACTGTAATTGCAAGCCACACATGCACCTGCGGGTGTAAATTTAAAGCTTATATTACCAAAAATCCTGGCTTTAATGACTCGGAGACATATTGTTGCCCCGAATGTGGTCAAAACTACTCAGCTCACTGTAGCAGCGTTTATGTAAAAAAAGATTAATTACCAGGGCTATCAATATAGCCCTCTTGTCTTTTTTACAAATCATAGGATTGTATCACTAATAAATCTGCTCTAATTTTTGACCACAATGCTTACAATAGCAATCGCACCCGCCCACAATATTATTACAAGATCCACAATGCAAGTCTTTACCTCCATAAAAACCCTCTTTTAATATTACTTTTCTTGGTGAAATAAACTTCACAACAGATTCTAATAATTGTTTTTCTCCTGGCATGTTGTATTCTTCTTCCATCCTTATTCATCTCATGTTAGTCTGCACTGTCTTGATCATTTTTTCTTGAAAAACTAACACAGATCGGAAATACGAATACCCATAAACACCATGCACTATGTGTAAAATACCTTCCGGCTATTGCCGCCATAGCTGTGCTAATCCACATAATTCCATGCGCTATCCACATAGCATCGCTACCTCCAAATAAGTGCACAATTTAAAATACTGAATATTGACAACAACAAGAAAAAATTCGAATATCCTTTTTTCTTAACATTTTCTCGCGAAACACAGACATATAAGCATCCCATTGCGAAATTTAAGATTATTGTTATACTCCTTATAAGATCCATGGTTTATCCCCCATTAGAGAATATTTTTTATGAAAAGCTGCTTCTTCACAGGGATAAAACCCTCCACATAATCCCTTTACTATAAAATCTCCAACAGCTACCACAGATCGTTTTCGATCAACCGTAAATACCACCAGGTCATTAGATGAGGTATATTCAGCGCTTGAATATCCTTCAGCGTCTTTACAAAACAGGAATACTTCACGAAGATTATTACCTGTCCATTGAACAGCTTCAATTTCACATGGGTTTGTTTTGCATATTCTTACGCCGGCGCTTGGATTCATGTATTCAATCCCGATTATTCTATCAGCAATTTTTTCTGGCAAGCTAGATAAATGAACATCTAATCCAGTTTCTTTTCTAATCACATCACTTATACTTGCAACCATGGCATTATACCAATCTCCTTTAAGCTTAAATTCTTTACAAATAACTTCCGCTGATTGCTGTAATTGTTTCTGATTATATTCCGAATCTCGTAAATATCCGTGTTTGATCTCTGTCATAATGGCATCGCTCCTTTTTTGTTTTTGAAAATTTTTTAGGTACTTAATTCCAAGGGTCTTTTTTGTTCAAAATATATTTACGCGGTTGATTAGGCGCCCGGGGTGCCTACCCACAATACCCCCACCCCCCTCATCATCTCTGCTGCATGATCTTACGCCGAAAAAACAAAGTCAGTAGTTTAGCGGATAAATAACCATTTTTCCGACTAACTCTTATATGGACCAAAACGTTCTACCCCCGCATAAACAAAGGATTCTTAAGCGCTTCTGACTAAGTCATATCTGCCAGACTAATACGAATGCATAAGGAAATGAATATTATACATACATATACATAAGTAAATGCATATTTATTCTATGTCTATCGGGATGTCCTGCTCTATCATTTCGGGTGTCTTGTCCGCCTCAAGGCTCTGTTTAGGCGCGATATTGATATCCTGAATATCTTTCATTCCGTAGTAGTTTTTCGCCCTGAACATGAAAAGTATTGGATTATCGTACCCTTCTATTGCAGATTGCTCATCAAATTCGGCTATAAACTGCTTCGCTCTTTTAATTACTAACGAACACGAAGAGCCGAGTTGTGCGTCTCTAGATCCGTTTTCCCAGTCGTTTAACGTGCTGTAGACGGTCCCTAATGCACCAGCTAAGCCCCTGATCGTAGGACGCAATCCAACGTCTGCACAATCGTAGAAATATTGGTCTATGATTGTTTCCATCTCTGCAACGCTTTCAAACTTAGCTATACCCCTTCTGCTTTGCAGTTTAAATAGTTTGTTGAATAGCTCTGCTTTCTTCTTGGAGCGTTCCGGATCATCGTCCTTTACTGACATGATAACAGGGTTGTTATTTCTAACCCAGCTCTTTTTGTTCGATTCCACTATATCTTTTCCTGTCTCCACTAGATCTTTCTTTGCCATCTTCATACCCTCCATATAGTCTCTAACACCAAATAAAAAAGCCACCAGCACAGGTATATTTCTAACCTGTTACTAGTGGCTCACCGGTCGTAATCTCTTACGCCATCCCGTCCATGAATATTAATTTGTTGTAAATATTATATAACAATTATGCAAAAAATGCAAGTACATTTTATTAAGCATTCTTCTCAGCAGCCATCTCATTTGATTGAATATTGATTAATAGCAACATGGATATATTGATTCTCTGGTTGAATCCTTTGGTTGAAATCCATCCGTGAAAAAACGCCTCAAATTCATCTCGTCACCAAAATCACTAAAAAAATAATTGTAGGTACTTATACACGCGCGCATACGTATGGTATAAATTTATTTTTTAGTGATATTAGTGATTAAGATATATAAAAGTACCTTAAAGCCATATAAACACTGGATTTTATCAGTCACCTATTTTTTTTAGGAATTAGTGATTTGGGTGTAAAAATTGGTGATTTGACACTCTAAATCACCAAAACATTTGTTCTGTTCGCTTTACTACAATAAAGTGCACACCTTACGTCACTAATTTTAGTCACCTATTTTTCGGGGTCAGTCACTAATTTTTTGGTGACTGAATTTTGAGAAATATATTCTATTTTAACATCCTATTAAACCACCTCTTAACAGATACTGCCATGCACAATATAACCATATATACAATCGCAACAATCCACATTACAGTTGTGCTTACATCTAACTTTAGTAATATGTATATGGCGCCGGAGTGTATAATATAAAATACAAGATATAGCAAACTTCCCAGCGCCGGAGCAGATCTTTTTCTGTAAAATAATCCAACAACATTAAATGTTAAAACGTGTAAAACGGGTTCTAAGAGATAATTATCCATTTCAGGGAACTGTGTAGCCTGAAATGGATTAGGTAGGTAAAACAGGCGAATAATGACGCTACAGGCCGACATAAGTTTATATAACATAGTCATAGTTGCATAACCCTCTACAAAGCCATTAATTTATCTGTATTTTCCAGTCTAAAAGACATAACTTTCGATTTAACTCCCTGGAAATATTGTCGTGTAAGGAACGTATTGCCCCTTTCTAGGCACCAAGAGATATAAGCCCTGTAAACTCCTGCATCCGTATTATTTCTGTCTAAAAAGTCCATTATAAAGGCTGATGCCACCCTCTTTCTATCGATATACTTACCAGAAAACTTGATGGATAAAGAATCCTGACGCTGCGGATCCGGCTGCATCTCCTGCTTAATAATATCCTCCATTTGGTGGAATCTATCTATGTATTTGGCAGTAAATATAATTCCTTTCTCGCCCTGGAATTTGTTGGCCAGGAATTCGCATCCTTTTCGGGTTAGCTTATAGCATTTATTCTCTTTTCCACTATTATCATAATACGAACTTAAAATAAAAAATTCACTGGGCACCAAATGGTGCCGAGCTAGAATTTCTATTACGCCTTCCGAATGCACTTCATTTTGGTTAGTCCTGCCTTCTAATTTTCTTAATACAGATCTATGTGGCATATCCATCATTTCTGCAATATCCACAGTAGTAATCATTTGTTCCAATTCTTTCATATTACTCACTCTCCATATCGGACTGCACCATTTCGCGCCCGTTAAATTTATTCCTTATCTTCTGTTGGTACATATTCCATAATGTCTCCAGGCTGGCAATTAAGTAACTCGCAAACTCTTTCTATTGTAGCAGTGGATACGTCACCTTTTCCGGTTTTCATCTTATTTACAATGCCCGGACTTATTCCGTTATCCCTAAGGTACTGCCATTTTTTATCCTGACTATCTAATACGGTCTGCAGTTTAATAAATTTAATTTTTGTTTCTCTATCTCCATGCACTGCCATTCCTATACCTTCTTTCAGTGTTTATTAATAATTATAACATATTCTCACACTCAATTCCAGATTATTGGGTACTAGAAATAGTACTGAAAATTTCATTTTAAATTACGTGATCTAGTACAAATTGCACAATTAATGTACTAGAACTAGCAATATAAACAAAAAAAATAAGTACTAGTTCTAGCAATATTGCCATTGTAAAAGCGTACTAGATATAGTACAATAAAGATAGTTAAAGAACAGCAAACAACAAACGGAGGAAACCAAATGTATAAAGTAAACGGAACGCCAAATAAAGAGACTATAGAAAAATTCGACAACGACAGACACATGTTCTACAGATTTCAAAACCCAGCGTACATAATCGAAGGTGAATATACCCAGAGTTGGGGCATGATCTTCGAATCCGCAGAAGAAGCCAGAGAATGCGCAGAAGAATGGGGGCTGGAAGAAGACGAAGCAGTTCTTCCGGGAAAAAGCTGCATGACAACATTCGAAGAAATATTAAGCTTCACAGAACAATTTGGTAAAAATGATGTTCTCATGATTTTTAGCGGCAACGATACATATGTTACCGGCCATGATGGCGAATACGTAGCCGATTTTGACGAAGCGGTTGCTATCTGGAGCATGGAAGATGTAATCAAATACGCACAGGAAAACATCTGGAAATAGATCAACCACCCGCCGGGGAGCGGCGGGAGAAAGTAGGAATTATGAAAACTGAAAAATATTATTTATTGCTAAAAACCCACTATGGGGAAGACTTATACCCGTCGAACGATGTAATGTGCAGTACATTGTTCTTCGATGAAGAACGTAGGAAAATGGAATTACAAATAGAAAAAGAAGTGGGAGAACCATTTTATCGCACGCATTACTGGTGGATGGAAATATATGTTCCAATAAAATAAATCATCTCTTAATACCAACGTAAGACGTTGCAACACTATAAAATATCATGTAGCCGCCAGGAGCGGCAGAAAGAAGGCAATTATGAATAAAATTAATTCAACAAAAGCTACCAACTACACTATGGGAATAACTCATTCAGGAGTATTCCACGCAGATGATGTTTTCTCGGCTGCATTATTAGGAATTATTAACCCAGGAATTAAGATTTCAAGGGTATTTAAAGTACCCGATGAAATTCAAAAAGACACCATTGTATTCGATATTGGATTTGGAGTCTACGATCATCATCAGAAAGATGGAGAAATCAGGGACAACGGAATCAAGTATGCCGCTTTTGGATTATTATGGAGAGAATTCGGACATCTTTTAGTGTCCGGATCAAACGTACAGAAGTTTGATGAAACCTTTGTACAGACTTTGGATGCTACAGACAACGGAGGCGCGATGAATCCTCTTACTTCATCGATTTTCTCTTTCGTCCCCCAATGGGATGATGAGGATCAAAACATGGATTCGGCTTTTTCGGAAGCAGTAGAATTCGCAAAGGAGATATTAGAAAGAGAAATTCATAGGATGCATTCTACCGAAAAAGCAGAGCAAATTGTCTCGGCTGCATTGGCAGAATCAGATGGGGAAATTGTTGTGCTGTCAACATTTGTTCCTTGGTCAGATGTTCTAATTCCGTCCACTGCAAAGTTTGTGGTATTTCCATCTCTACGGGGAGGATACAGTGCACAAGCGATTCCGTCCACGATCAATGGACGTGACCAAAAAGTACCTTTCCCAACAGAGTGGGCAGGAGCTTCTTCGGATTATCTACAGGAGGTAGTACCAGGAATGTCTTTCTGTCATCCCGGGAGATTTATGGTCTCTACGAAAACTGTAGAGCAGGCAGTAAATGCTTGTAAATTAGCGGCTAAAGAAAGGTAATTAAAAGTCGTAACTCGTTACAGACTTCCCACTGGAGACGAGAAAATATTCACATATGACGGGACTGAACAATTCAAAGGACATCTCCACTGGTGAGGTCCTTTGAAAAATACACCCTATAAAATTAAAATTTAAGGAGGAAAAAATAATGAAATTTGAAAAAACATTTACAAACAGGGGTTTTGAAACAAATGATTTTCGAGATGCCTGCGGTGAGCTTTGTAACATTCAAAGGTCATCGTCCGCAGGCAAAATTTGGATAGGTACACATGACCCAAATCCTAAACAATTGGCTAGTAAAACCCTAGAAGGTGGGACTGGCTGGGTAAATTATAAATTGCCAAATGATGTTTTAATCAATCACAGGATGCACCTAACAAGAAAACAGTCTATTTCTTTGGCTTTCAAATTATTAAAATTTGGGCTGTTCAATAAAATTTAAGGGGAGGAAATAATGGAATTAAAAATAAAATATGAAAACGCTAGTCTTAAACAAATAGTATTTCATGCTAATAACGTAATACGGCGAGAGGAATACGTTAACGGTACGATTGTAGAAAGGGATACACTAGGTAACGAGATATATACCCAGATCAAAAAGTACAATAAAAATAACATTTTAATCTACCGTAAAATGTCTAAAGAAGATTCATTCTGGGAGGAATCATGGTTCGATGATAACGGCAATGAAACCCACGGAAAAGATTCGGATGGGTTCGAATTTTGGAAAGAGTACGATCAGGATGGTAAGCCACTGCATTATAAAACTAATGATGACTGTGAGATGTGGTGGGAATATAACGAGAACGGTAAACTAAAAAATTTAAAAGTTATCTAGGGTAAAACAAGCAAGTAAACATGTAAATGCTAAACACTTTAATAAATAAACCACCCGCCAGGAAGAGGCGGGAGAAAGCAGGATTATGAAAGACTATGTATTACACATATTATGCCATTCCGATAAAAATTCCCAAAATGTAATACTTGGGGTATATATATTCGAAGATTCAGAACAAGTAACAGAAAAAGAAGCAGAATTGGCAAGAATTGCATATGCGGGAGATATTAAATTATACAAGTCTCGTATGAAATCTAGCAAAAAACAACTAGATGTTTGCAAAGAAGCAAAAGAATTTATTGCAAATAACGGCTATATAAGTAGCCGTGATCAGGAATCTTTGTATAAAAGATGTAAAAAAGCTAATTTATTATATAGAACAAAGGAAATGTACGGCGATTTTGAAAAAAGAATTACCCATATCGCTACAAGCGAGAAAAATATTAAAATCGATATTAAAAAGTCAAAAAAGAAACTTAAGGCTCTAAAAAAAATGGGTTCGTATACGTTTCAAGAAGCCGGATACTTTTGGGAAGAATCACATTTTAGAACATTTTAGAGAATAAAAAAATAACCGGTAAAAAATAAAACATTGTTATAACCGTCCCGGTCGGTAAAAATCGGGAGAAAGAGTGTAAATTATGAAAATAGAATTTAATCAATGTTCAAAAATTAACAGTGAACAGGCAGGAGTTATTTCAGATCTTATTCGTAAAAAGTACAAAAAAGACACATTAATAAAAGAATATATAAAAAATAAAGAAATTAAGAAATGCAGCAAGGTTATGCTGCCAATAGGAGATATAGACCTCCTGGATGTATTTAGAAATGTAGACACTATTTTCGATTTGTCTGGAGAAAAGACAATTTTCAGCGAAATGACAAAGAAATTAGAAGATAAAATAGCAGACGCTGAAAGTTTTGTGAACGCACATAAATATGAGGAATGCCTATTATCTGTGTACTATTGGTGGATAGAAATAGCAGATAAATGGATAGAAGATCCACACAAAAATTTCCATGAGAGAATGGACGCTATCACGAGCATAAACCGCGCTTTAAAACATAACGTTTTTGATTCCAAAGAAGTGGAATTATTATGTAAAATGTTGACTTTTAATAATCAATAATGTATAATGCAAACTAAATTAGTATTAAGGGAGCATGTACATGAGTAGACAAATAGATAAAATTTGTCCAGAATGCGGGCGAAATTTTCTGGCAAAAAACAACAGATATAAATATTGCTCAGATGGATGCCGCAGCAGCGCGGCACTGAAAAAAGTAAAAAAATGTCAGAAGGAAAAAAATAAATCCGCAAACATTACAAAAGAATGTTGTGTTTGCGGAAAAGAATTTACAGATACATCGATAAATCATTCAAAAAATACATGCTCGCCAGAATGTAGGCGAGTTAAGCAACAGGCGAATTATCAAAAGTGGAAAATGGAAAATCCCGATAGCTACAGGGAATCGCAAAAAAGATCTATAGCCCGGAAAAAGAAAACGGGATATTGGCGCAAATACAGGATCAAAAAAGCCTTGATGGCTAAAAAGAGACAATAATGTCCATTGACAATAATGTCCACGTGCTGTATAATTACATCATATTAATACTAATAATAGTTATATTTAGATGATGTAACGGGAAGCCACTAACCCGTTTAATAGTAACGCGAAGCGTATTGAAACAATTTTTGAAATTAATAGTAGCAAGTAAAAAGCCCTGGGTATTTTATCCGGGGCTTTACTCATAGGGAGGATAGAAGAATGAACGAAATCGTAGCGAGAGCAAAAGAGATAATGCAATACAAAGGATACCTACCAGAATTAGAGGTAGGGGAAAAAGTAGAAATGAACGACCTCTGGAACGGAAACGGGGATGTTCCCGAGGAAAGTTTTTCGATCCAGTTGGATGACATGAACTGGATCAACTATGTTTTCGATGTACTGGAGGAAAAAGAAAACCCACTGGATACCGTAATTAATATAACCAGCATAGATCTAATTTAAGGAGGCGCTCGGATGGTAGAAGCGGCATTGAATACAATAGGAGACAACCTGGAATCCGTGGCTCTAAGCTGCCACAAATTAATGCAGGCAAGATATATACTGGTTGACCGCTCTGGAGCATTTAAAGAAGTAAGCAGGGAGCGTTTCGAATATAACAGCAAATACTCTGCCTGGGACTATTACTCTCAGGTAATCTCTATAAACAAGGTTATAGCCAGTAAACTAATAACCAGCAATAATTATCTATCTTTTTTTATACGGGATTTTTCCAAATTAAAGATCGAAGACATAGAAAAATACTATTCCAAATTCAACATACCAGAAGACAGAAATTGGATTCCGGAATGGATTGTTCGGAATATATTTAATTTTGGCAATGGAAAAAAGGAAGATATGGTAAAGATCTTCTTCGATGGATCACTGGAGGAATACCGGGAGGCCGCAATGGACTATCTTTATAACAAGTCCATTACTTCCGATAAAAGGTATTACCAAGATTCGGATACCGGCGCACCAATGGGAATAGGACTAAATTATAAAAAGCCTTACATCCACAGCCGGGACAGGCAGACGTTCGGAGTAAGTCGGGACCAGGGGATCCGGTGTAAAATGTTTTACGACATTTTAAAGTCGCTGTGTAAGAGAGGCTATCCGATGCTATATATCCGTGAAAATGGGGAACTAGTGCCAATGGATCCGCGGGATAAAGAAAGTCAGTTCGTACCGCAGTCAATGTTATTTGTTTCGAAGATCAACCAGCGCGGAGAGCTGGAAATAATAGATATGGATATAGTTCCATAAATATCTACATGAACTAATAACCAAAAGGATAGCACTTCTATGCTATCCTTTTTCTTATACTCCTTAATGTATCTGCTGTAGATTGTGCATAATATTGTCCGGTAACCGCCGGGTCCGTATGCCCCAGTACTTCTTGTATGGTTCCGATGTCTGCGCCCCGGTTCTTTAACTCCATACCCAGTGTCTTGCGCATCTTATGTGGATAAACTCTGCATTTCATATCCATTCTGTTAGCAATAACCTTTAATTCTGTCCGAATCCCACAGGTACTTAATCTTCCATATGGCTGTTTCTCCCAGACGAACAAAGCCGGGTTATTATCGTGTCTGCTGGAAAGGTACTTCTTTAAGTAATACCTGGCTGCTTCGTCCAGGTAAACAGTCCTATACCTTCCACTCTTTTCTCCCAGGATTAAAATATCTCCGGTAGCCCAATCTATATCCGCCTGGTTAATCGGCACTATTTCCCCTACTCTGCAGCCGGTGCTTCGCAGCACTTCCAGCAACGCCCGATCCCGGTCTGTCTTGCATCCGTCCCGCAGTATCTCCAATTCCTCCGGCTTAAAGTAATCTATTGGTTTTCGGATTTCCTTTAATGGCTCTATACTCTCCACTGGATTCTCCAAGATTAACTTATTTTTTCGCATCCAGGAGAAGAAGGCAGCCAGGAACCGGCGCTCATTGTTTACTGTACTTGCTTGGTTCCTATATCCGGTTGTAGACTCATTCCGGCGTTCGTACCACCGTAGGTAGTATCCAATGTCCAGATCCGTCATTTCGATTAACGGTTTGTCAACCTGTAAAAGCAAATTCCGGATTGCGCTTATGTATGATCTCTTTGTGGTGTCCTTTATATTGTTTTTCTTAATAATAAATAGCTGTATGATGTACTTATTCTGCTCGTCCACACTTCTTTTTATTTCCGCAGGAAGCGTTGTTATTTGGGATATGTTAAGTTTTACAAATTCCGAATCTATTACTTCTTCCAGATAGATCAATTGTTCCTTTCCTACATGCTTTGACATTTCTACCAATATGCTGTCTTTGACTTTCATTTTTACATCTTGCTCGTTCATACATCCTCCCTTGCTTAAGGAAAGATTTTATAGTATAATATCCTTAAGCGTTGTTGCGGCAGATATCATCTTGGTAGGGTGGTCTGCCGCTTTTATTTTACTTGTTACTTAACGAATTTCAGTTTAGCAGAGTACGCTTTTTATTTTCTCTACGGCCTCTTTTGTCACAATCTCATTTAATGTTAGCCTACACTGCTTGGTTGACTCGTCAACATACCAGTTCATTTTTGCTTCTACCAACTCCTTCACTTTGTCAGAAATAAGTTGGTTAACATCCATATCACCTATAACATCCCTTACCTTTGGAAGTGCCGCCCGCTTTAGCTCTTTCTCAAGTTTTTCCCTGTAGGTGTAGCCAGTTCCATCAATAAGCCTGTTCAATTCATCCTTTACAGCATCTCCAACAATATCCGAAAAATCATTTCTGACAATCTCACGAACCTTTGCTTTTATGATTTCTGTCACCTCTTTATCAAAAATTTCATTATCTTTCAAGTCAATATCTATACTTACTCTTTTCATATGTTTACCTCCATCAAATTTTAAGTTGCTGGCTTAAGTGCCGATTGGTCTGCATATCCAATTGGCACACCTTCTGGTTGCACATTTCCGCATCCGCGACAATATTTCTTCCCGTCTACTGTCCTGACACCCGTACAGTTATTAACTTCACCACAATTTTTTTCGTCTACTTCTACAAACTCTTTTTTATTCATATTCCCTACTTTCTCCGACACTCAGCAGTCGGCAGCTATATTCTAATTTCCAACCATTACGGTGAATTTACCGAGATGGTAATTTAAAAACTCTTTCTTAATACTCTTCCCCACAAAATGGGCATTTTGATAGCAGCAAAGGGATTTCATATTTCTTTTTAATTCCAGGTTTTTTCCCGAAAAACGGAAGATATAATTTACCCGATAAAAATTCTATTGGCGGGGTTATTTCCTCATACCCCGTAACTTCTTTCATTTCTTTAATTTTATCTTCTAAACAGTTACACATTCTGTTTTCCCTCCTTAATCGTTTACAATAACCCCTAATATTAACTTTACGTTCTTTTCCCCATGCCTAATAATAATAGGATCTTGTGGACCTGCTACATCCAGACTTATTACAGGCTTTTGAATCCGTTCATGCGCAGGGATCTGTTGTATTGCATCCAGTAAATATTTGGCATTTACATGCACGTACGCTTTTGATTTCCTTTCTAATTCCTTTTTAAGAAATACATCTACATCCGGAAACTCTAACCCGGGTTGTAAATACCCGGTAATACTATCACCTGCAACTATATATGCCCTGTCACCATTTAACTCAATTTCTATATTATCAATCCCTGTAAGCTTTGGAATATTTGGTTTTATATAGCAGGTAAATGTATCATCCGCCTGTATGAGTTCTGCATATTCATCTGCAATTCTATAATTATCTAGCGCCGTGGCCTCTATCTCTCCCGTCTCAATATCTATCCTTAACCGTATATACTCCATCATTGCGCTTGTGTGTACGCTGGGGCGGATAAACCGCTTTGTGTTATCAATTAGTCGTTTAAATTCCCTTGCATTTACAATAGCTTTCATTCTTCTTCCTCCCTGTGCGCAGCCTATTTTTGGCTCTGTGCGTTCCCCTTTTACCATACCTTTCATGCAAGATATCCCATTCATCCCATAAGCTTTTCGGTATATTGCATGTTTTATTTTGCTCTGGCGATCTTGCTTGTAAAATGTAAGATACGCTTCCTGCCGATATGCCCGCAATAGACGCAATCTGCCTGTGCTTATATCCCTTCTTATGTAAACACCTTACTTCTGCTTTCTTTTCTTCACTCAGTGATTTCACATCTGCCTCCCCCTCTAACCATTATGTAGCCTGTTAACCGGATTGCTCTGGATTTCTTGGGTTCCCCATCTATCAGCCCCCGGTCTTTCAGCCGCTCCAAATATTCCGGTATGTTGCTTTGTGATCTTAACCCTATTCCCACTGCTATCTCCCGGACAGACGGCGGATACATATGCCGGCTTATATATTCCACCAGAAACTGATAGACCTTTTCCTCCGGCTTTTCCATACATTGATACCTGCGTTTCCGGTATTCCCTCTGTTTCTCCCGGAACACCTCCGGGTTCTTGTCCCACCGCCGGCGTTTCAGCATAGCCTGAATATCTTTGTCATCCATATCGCAGTCATTACGATCGCACTGTACACAGTCCGGATACCTGCAATTGTTTGCAACTGACATTAAATCACCCTCCATATTAAATAATTATTTAAAAGGAACTTCTTCATTTTCATCTAGTTCCATAAAATCTGAATTCTCCATTTTGAATGCTTCCAAATTGCAAATCTGGTTAAGTTTTTTTAGATCCAGAACATAACTTTTTTGACGCATAATAATATCATTTGCATCTTTAAAATTGCGTACTAGATAGTCTTTATAATATGGTTCCTTACGTAATTGCTTGGTGAATTGTCTGTTGGAAAGCTTTTCAATATCAGTTATGTCATACTCTCTAACATATTTGGAAAACTCATCATAAATCAGATTTATTCTCAAGCACAATTCACATTCCTTTATAATATAGTCACGACCTTCATGAATCCTATTTTTAAGTGCCATCGTATCAAAAACCTGTAAAATTAGATCAACGGCACTATTTACTTTGCTATTTCCATCAAGCGCATTTGTTGTATTTCCAACCAATGACTGCCTTATTAACTCAGTGGAGATTCCTGTTGACTCAAAAAAATTCAAATGATACGAATCGAATAGATCTTGAATAAATATTAGCCCAAGGTTAATATTTGACATTCCCAGAATAACTCTACTTTCGAAATCTAAATCATCAAATATTTTACTTTTTTCAATCAACCTATCCAGATCATTATCCGGAATATTCATTGTAAACATCAGAAGGGTTTTTCCTAGTTTATTAAGAATCTTTTCATTTTTAGCTAACGATCTAAAGTGTTTAGTATGCTCCTGCATCCGGTCACTCTTAGCAAACTGCACATCAATAATACGTTCCTTTATGGCCGTTTCATCAAAACTAGATTCACCTACAACTATGATAGGGCTTCTTCTCATGTAATTTACTACGCTTTGATCAGTACGGCCTCTTTGACTGGTTTGGAAGTCATATACGCTTCGTAAAGTTCCAGATATCAGATCTAACTCGATTTTACTAAGCCTATGTGGCTTATACTCCTCGAATATAACCGGAAGCAGGTTTGTGCTGCTGGTGCTTTTTAGTGTGCTAAATTTTGTAAGTCCGGAACATCCAATACCGCTCCCAACCAATCCAAATATGGGTTGAATTATCTTTTCTAAAGTTTCTGACTTACCGGATCCAGCGCCGCCCTCCAGCACTAAATGAGACAATTTTATTTTTCTTTGCCTTAATCGTTCTTTTAAAAAGCAGGCACACACCCAACCGATAATGTTTATTGTTCGTTCATATGTATTAAATCTGAACAAGTCACCAGATATTTCCTTGAGCTCTCTACCAGTTATCATATCTGTATCCGTTATTGTGGACTTTAAAGCTTCATTATCTTCTGTAATGGATACGATGCTATTTATTTTATTTCCTTTTTTATCAATAGCATTTTCCGTACCTACATATGCCCAATCACTTCCAACTTTATACAATCCAGTAAAATTGATCCCCAAACAATGATTATAATCTCTATATTTATTGTTCATATATTCTTGTATATCCGCTAAATTTGATTCATTACCATCATAAACCATATCTATACCGGATATTTTTTTTATAGCCTTTTTAAACTGCTGCACACCGGAAAAGGCCTGACTATCTAATTGCTGCATAAACACTCTCCCGGTTTTTAATGTGAATTCAATGTCCATCAAGTGTGAACAATCCCCCTGAATGGCATTAATTGGACGCATTGTAAAATTTGTAATCCTCTTAGGCTTTTGATCACCGCGCATGAGTATATAACAATTGCCTGACTCGGCTATCGGATTTCCGGTTGTCTCTATGCTGTTCCCTGCCGAATCTCTCGGCTCATTATTCTTTCTACTCATCATGCACCTACTTTTGGTCTGCTCCCATATTTATCTGTCCAATTTATGTCTAATTCATCTTCTATTGCCAATAACATCAGGTTACAAAATCTGCAATTATATTTTTCACTAATTACTTTAGCGTCAGATATTATATCTCCCCAGTATCCATTATCGTTGACTGGTGTAAAATACTTTTTATGAAAACGCCATAGATCCGTATAGAGATTTTTAACCATTTCTAAAGTTATGAAATCAAACTCCCTCATGAATTCCTGCCTGATTATTTCTGTCATAGAATTACACAAATTCGATTGATGGGTTTCATTTAAACAATTAATATCCAGGATTAAGAGATGTACTGTACTTTTACTGGGCTTTACTTCTAAATATTTTTTATGAATCTTCATAATTCCAGAATAAATATGATATGCCGCCTTCTCATTTATTGGAATAATATTGGTGTTTTTAATTTCACTCATTGTATCGCCCTCCCCTTCTTATTATTGCAAATATTGTTAAATAATATGTCCCATTCATGCTGAAGTACAGGAAGTACATTACATACATAGCAAAATATTTCACTAAATGGCCTCACATTTTCCTTTAAATATTCGAAATAATGTATTTTAGTTGATAATGCGGACAATAACATATACTCAAGTTTCTGAACTTCGTATGCATATTTCCTATCATTGATTCTTTTATTCATTTTCTCAATATCTGCTTTTAATATATTTTCAGAATTTGTCAATGGAATATTGAAATATCGGGCCAAATAATTAACAGATTCCTCAAAGGTGATGTTTAAATACTCCATAGCAAAGTTAAAAATGTCTCCACCTGCGCCGCAAGCCCTACAATAATAACCATCGCTTTCTAAATAACCATTGAATATCTGCATACTAGGTGATTTATCATTATGGAATGGACATATGGCATAATTTTTTTGATTAATAAATATATTGAAATGCTCTATTAACATTGGCATATTTACGTATGACTTTATTAACCCAATATCCTCATTGTTAATCATCTCTTATCTCCTTATAAGTATCAATTTCCATTAACATTTCTTTATTCAAATTGCATCCTTTATGCAGTTCTTCCCCCGCCCATGTCACCAAACAACAATTCTACAATTTTCTCGCCCGTATGATTTTTATCACAGAATTCCCAAACTATTCCATACTTTTCACTCATAGATCGCATGGATTTCGCTAATTCAGCTCCGGTTGTAGGCCCCCTTTTAATTTTTGCCCCGTGCACCTTAAGTTCGGCTACTTCAGTTTGGAAATCTGCATCGCGAGGAATAGACCATTCTTTTCTAACCGTTTTTTCATATTGGTATTGCCTTGGATTTTTCCAGTTTTCAACATCATCGAGGGATTTAACATTGCGACTATGCTCAACAAGGACAATAAATTTTATATTGTTAATCTGAGCAAGTATAGCTTCATCCCGAAATCGACCATGTGATTTACCGCAAATATTTGAACAAACCTCTCCAAGACCTTGCTTTGTATCTATCGTAACTGCCGTTACGCCCAATAAATCCATTTTTTTTAGTTTGTCTCTCCTCCGACTAATGACTTCCTCTACATCGTCTGTTACTGCTATATAGTCACCTACCGGCAGTGGAAGGTCGATTATGTTATACCCATTACATTTAAGCCAATTATGTTTAATCTCATGCTTATTTGCCTTTTGCGCCCGGTCATACGCTATCCTATACATCGTCATCACCCACCCTATGTTTATATTCCCTGTTTGGATTCTGAAGATACTCTTCTGTTTTTATCTGATCGGATAATAATCCTCTGAGATTTTTTAAAACTACTTTATTTTTTTCGTTTGAAGAAAATCTGTGAATTTTCTCATATAGAACTGCATTGTCTTTATGTTTTCTACGTTCCATTCGCTCTCTGTGCCATCTAGTAATAAGCTTATTTCGAACATCGTAATTTGTTTCTTTTTCCATGTCGTGTACCCAGGTAAGTGTTTTATCATCAAACTTATTTGCTATTTTCATTGATTCTAAATACTCGGAATGACTCTTATTTAATAAATCTACAAAATCTGAAATAATTTCTGATGGCATCCTCTCTTGCTGTCTTCTCATTTAATCACCACCTTATTAGTTGAAGGGCAATTCTTCATTAATGCCATCTGGAATGTTCATGAATCCATCTTTAGATGTCGATGTTGATGAAGAAGTTGCTACTTCATTGTTAGCATTAGAATTTTGTTTTCCCTCACAGAACTCCTGGTCTTCAACAATGACATCCGTAGTATAAATTTTCTGACCATCTTTATTAGTGTAACTTCCTGTTTGTATCCGACCTGTTACAGCAATTTTCATGCCTTGTTTAAAATACTTTTCTGCGAATTGAGCAGATTTCCCAAATGTCATACATCCAATAAAATCTGCTGCCGGATCCCCATCGCGTTTGAATTTACGATCAACAGCTAATGTATATCTAGCAATAGCTATAGAATTATCTCCTGATGAGTATCGTACATCTGGATCCCGTGTTAATCGTCCCATTAAAATTACTTTATTGATAAGCCATTCCTCCTTTTTTTTGAAAATCTTTACATTTTGCATTTAAAGTACATTTCGGATAATTCCAAATGTCCTCTGTTATAATTGCATTTTCACATCCAAGACAATAAGGGGAACTTACTCTATCCTCACTTAATTCCTTTTCTAACTCTTTAATGCGTAATGACAAACGATCATTTTCAATCATATAATTATTAATTTCTTTTTGAAGATTAGATATCTGTATCTTATATTTTTTTAATAACATCTTTCCTCCATTCTTCCCCTGCAAGTTAAAGCAGGGAAAATATTAATCTATGTGTATCTTTATCGGCCCCATGCATTGAGCCTTGTATATGAATTTGACTAGTCAAAATTATTTTATTACTGCCAGAAAAAACAGCTAATTACGAATGCCAAGACAAAAGCAATTATATTATCGCGTTTCTTCGGTTGGATCTTTCCATATTTCTTTATTTCATAGATTCTCCAAATTGTTGCTATTGTGGTATAAACTCCCACATATATAAAAATATTTTTAAGCATTATCTTCTCCTAAAACGGGCACAGATCCAAATTAATTTCAAGCCCTTTGTTAGCCACGTATACTGGGCAATTAACAACATTTTCTACATCAGATATAAATTGTTCAGGGTCAGCATTATTCTCGCTTAAATGAAGTAATACAACGTTTTTTAGCCCCGTATTATTATTTACTTTTATAAATTCACATGTTGTTCCTATTTCCATATGGCCAGAAAGAACATGATTTCTTTTAACATAGTCTTGTCCGGCAGCTTCCATTATTCGATTTGAATAATTTGCTTCTACCAAAATATGATTCAAATTCTTAAATCTATATGCTATATAACTTGTATCTGTACAAAATAATAATCTTCCCATGTCTGGATGACTAATAAGAAACCCATAGCACTCAACATCATGTACTACTTCAAATGGAATTATTGTAAAATTGCTTTTCAAAGGAATCCTAATCTGATGGATAAGTGCGCCAGCAAAATTTCCTGCTTCCGATGAAGTTTCTAATAAATCGCTTGGAATAAACACATTCATCCCCGCTTTTGCAAACTCCTTTATATACTTGCTATGGTCCCCGTGGGAATGGCTCGTAACCACTCCCACAATCTTACTAATATTAAAATCAAGGGTAATTTTTACATCCTTGAAAGGTACTCCTGCCTCAATTATGAGTGCTTCGTTGGCATTCTCCAATATGTAGCAGTTTCCTGAAGATCCACTCCCCAAAACCTTAAGAACCATATCGCTACCTCATCCAATCAGGCTGCTCAGCAGATTCCTTTTCCTGTTCTGGTTTATTGTCGTTGGATTCTGAATTATCTATGCTATTGATATCAGGTGCTGGTTTTGGATCTTCTACTACTTCCTCGAAGTCAACTGTATTGGCATTCTTCTGTATATCGTAGGCAGCATTTTCAGCCACTACATCAACATGATCATCATTATCTTTGGTTGATTCAAAACTTTCCAGCAGATATGCGTCATCGCTTGAGTTAATGAAATTCTTGCATGCCCGATTGATAACTGTCTTCTTTGCCATCTGGTCTGCAAATTCTCCATGTACACCCTGTCCTTCTTTATAATTCCGGCTCTTACTCCAGGCTTTTTTTAACTGGGCGATATTCATAATTTCCACATAAGGAGTAAATTTGGGATGTTCAACCACAGCGTACGCCCCAATAATCTTGTCGTTGTCAATATTCATAAAATCTTGTGTATGTTCATCAATGACTTTATATCCATTTTCAATATGATATTTAAACACATCTCCATCGTAAATAACCTCTGCCCTAATATCCTTAGCTCCAACACGTTTTGCAACAGCCATGGTTCCTTGATAAGATCGCATTAGTGTTAATTTACCGGCAAAAGGTACAAAATAACATTGTTTCTTCATCGGATTCAACGCCTGCACTGCCATATCCATCAACGAGCTTGCTATGGATTGCTTTGAGCAAACATCCAATGCCCTTTCTTCAATCCAATCGTTACCTTTTTTCTTCTTAACGGTTACATCCTGCAGCATGAGGTAAGCACTATTTAGAGCATTAGTAAAATTGTAGTTATCTGGAAAAGAGAGTCCATATTTTTGTTTTTCTGTCAGCTGAGCGGTAAGTTGATCAATGAAATTGTTGTTAACAGCTAAGTCCATTGGAGTTGTTACAGAAACCTGATTATTATTTTGCATAAATTTATTTCCTCCTATAATTCATCTATAATATTATTAAGTGCCTCGCAAATAACATCGCAATCGTCTTCCAGATCGTAACTATCAATACCAGAATAATCCGCTATTTTTTCGGCCTGCTCTGCCGTTATTGTGAATGTAATACCTTCCATCATGCTGATACCTCCTCTACAATACCCAGTATTTCTTTAATTTTATCTGCGCCGTAAGTCATAACCCAGGCAGAATCTACCAATTCATCCACAACCATACCTTTTTTTGAAGTATCAATCTGTACAATATCACCTGGACGTACTTCTATAGGACTTCTAAATGTATAGGACCGACCACACGGATCTCCATTTTTTAAATATTTAACTTTAAATAATTGCATCTAAGCCACCTCCATTTTCAAAACTGGATCTTCAGTCACTTTCAGTAATACAAGCTGACAGTCCATGTTAGGAATACGATCATCATTTATGGACTCTGCCCGATCTAAAAATACCGGAAGATTTATTCCAAAGAATTTTTGCAATGAATCACATATATCCAACTCAGCAATAATTTCACGGCCGGTATTAGTGGATTCTCCAAATCTTTTCCCATCAACCAGAGGAATACAGCATTCCTTATATTCACCATTTTTCTGATAGGCAAAGAGTTCCCACCGAACAACAGTAAACTTGCTATTAATTTCCCCGACTAACAGTTCATTTTTTTTCTTTGATACTAGTGATAATTGATACAAAATCTTCTCTGAATCCGCTTTTGCCTGCTCATATTCTCGTTGCTTCTGCTGCAATGCGATAATCTGCTCGTCTATGTCAACGTTGTTTGACGCTTTTGAAATTTGCGCCTGCACAATTTCTAATTCTTCATTGAGCTGCTTTATCTCTCCTTTTACGACGTTTGAATAGTCAGCTCCGGATTCCATAGCTTTCAACGCTTCTTCCATTGAATGAAGTTTCAAACAAAGTGCCTCATACTCTTGGTTATCAGAAAGATCCGGATCATTTTGAAGTGTTGACAACTTTTCTAATGCCTTTGTTTTTTGACCATTAAATTGTATCTTCTCCGCTTTATACTGCTCAATTTCAAGTTCAATGTCTTTGATCGTTTTGGTATCTCGCTCAATAGTATTTTTTAATTCCATTCCCGTTGAAGAAATCACTTCAATTTGAGACTGTTTTTCTATCTGGAATTTCTTTTTAGCATCATCTTTTTTATGATGGAAGTCTACTCTAATCTGATCCATATGATCTTCTGGATACGTCTGTCCGCAGTTCGGACAAATTGTTGACTCTTCGTCAAATACCCATTTAGAATCATCAAATTCAGTTGCCACAGCATCTTGGTATTTTTTAACAAGCTTTTTTCTTTCCGTCTCATTTCTATCAATGTTGGATTTCAACTTCTCGATATCCATAATGGCCATTTTGTGTTTTCTCTCTGCAGAATCAAATCCCATATCCGCAGCATCAGCAACATCTTGATATTTTTTTCTTTCAAGATAAAGTTCTTCACATGCCTTTCTATTTATATCATTTATTTCAAACTGTACCTTCAATAATTCAGTGGACGCTTTTTTATACTTATCTGAAGCCGAATTCCCATTCTCAATCAAAGATTGCTTCTCTGAAATTTGTTCTCTTAAACAATTTGACTGAAGCTCTAATTCAGCAACATCATAACCAACTTTTGCCTTTTCGAGTCCTATTATCTGGTTAGGGATTGCTTTTACCTGTTCTTCTGCTTTCTTCCTGGAAGCCTTGTGCATTGCTTCAATTTCATTAAATTTGTACTTATCCAAAAGAGCTGCTACTTCAGCGCAGCCTTCTGTTAATGTTGCCACTTCCTTATCCGACTTAGATTCAACCATCTCAAACAATACTTTACGCATATCATTCACCTTTTGTCTCGTAAAAACATCCGGATGACTCAATGGGAGAAATTTATCAAAATCAATTCCCATCTCTTCTAGATATGATCTAAAATCACGCTCTGTTTTGGGTACGCTGTTAATCTCATATGTATTAGTAAGAGTAACCTTGGATATCCCCCTGGCATCTGGTTTGGATACGGCCCTCTTCTGTTGTTTAGATACCATGGTTTCTATACCGTTTATATCTAATACAGCTTCAACTTTTGGTATGCATTCTTCTACATTATACGGCCTAACATTAGGATTACTATGCAATTCATAATCCTTATCCGACCATAGCCAATACCAGGCAGTTGCAATGCTTGTCTTACCAATGCCATTCATAGCCATAATTTTTGTTATTTTCCCAAATTTATATTCTGCTTCCTTGATCCCTTTAAAATCTGTTATGCGAAGTTCCTTTATCTTCATTTTATTTCCCCTTTCTCCATTTCAATGCCAAATGCTACATCAGTTTCTATTGAATCCATTAAAATCAATATCTCGGTTGGTGTGTATGTAGTTGCTGACACCCGGGTCTGTTTTACCATTTGCTGCTTCAATTCCAACCACATTTCATGATATTTATTCATTGCAATTTCCTTTCCAGTGATGTATAATCATATCTGAGTTTATTTGTTAGTTCCGCATGCTTTGGTCGGTTGCGGAACTTTTTTAATTGCCGGAAATTTCGATGCATTTTTCAAAATCCCTGTTTTCTTATGTATGATTTTCAGATAGAAATCTGTTTCTGATACATACATATAATCGTGCCAATTATATCCGTCATTCATTAGCATCTGCTTCTGTCCCCTTGTAAGTTTCTTTGGTTGCTTCATAGCGTCTCCTCCCACAAGTCTAATTCTTCAAGGCAATACTTGTATGCAATACCGATATGTCGTGTAAACACATTTTGGGATAATGCAAATGCTTTTTTCTTCAGTTCCTTTACCTTTGCGGCATCAACAACTTTGATTTCTGTAATCTCATCACTATTTTTCATATTATCTTCAACCGGCTTTATAATGAAATAAATTAGCACTGAAAACCACGATACAGTCAAAACCATTTCTGGGACTGTTAAAAATGTCATGAATCCAATTTGAGCAGTTTCTATTATTGTCGTAGCCGCCAATACACTAATCACTTTATTTTTTAGCAACCGCGTTACTCCTTTCCACTTAGTTTCCTTGGACTGAAAATCATATCTGATACAGTTTTATGCAGATAGTTTTTCTGTGAATCTTTATGCACTTTACATGGATTTTTGCAATAACCTTTCCTGCGACATAAACTGCATCTACCTTCTTCCCTCCATTGTTCGTCAGTCATCATATTTAGCCTCCTGTAAGCTATTTTCAATTTGACATTGTTCGAAAGTTCCTTCACAAAAGTGACCACAACAAATTCTTTCCGGATGACCACGAAGTACTGTTTTCTCAAATTCGCAATGATCACAAAGAGTCGTATGCTCTAATAAAAACCTGCCATACTGTTCAAAGAATCTACTCTTTTCTCCGGAATTTTCCAGTATCTTATATTTTAAAAATAAGTTGTTGATTAAATCCTTAATAGATTTTGCACCTGGTTCTTGCCATATGTATGACTTTATTGACATGGCTAGATCTTCAATGTTTCTCATATAATTACTCCTGTTTTTCACTCATTATATTTAAATTTTATATTCTTGTTAAAGCATCTTTCTGAAAATCGATACAATCCTCATTTGTTGCCATACATTCATCACAAGAATATCCCGGTGCCGATTCTTCAAATTCACCACAACCTCTTGCGCAAAAATCAACTATCTCATCTTCCATTCCAATATCAACTTTTGGTTTGTTCAAATTTTCTCACCTCTTCCTACTAAAATTTAGCTTTTCAAGAGTTTCTTTATACTCCAAATATTTACATGCAACATAAAGTTTTTCAATTGAAACATCCTTTACCTTTACAAAGAACTCATATATTTCAAGGTCTTTGACAAGAACTGTAATACAGGCGGCTTCCGTTTCTGTCAATTCAGAAACATCCAAAAGAAAAGAATTGTTTTGTCTCATTTTAGAAGAAATATCCACCATTCTTTTTAGATCCAAAGTTCTCATGCCTCCACTCTTCATGTTTTAAACGTTTATTTTCTTTTAGTTGCTGACCGAATCCAATTATAAGGACAACGTTCATAGTAGCAGAAAAGCCCAATATTACACATAGTACAACTAAAACTGCAATCATCTTGATCCTCCTTAAAATCTTTAAGCTATATTTTACTTTTAGCTTCTTCTGCATATGGACATATCTTCAATATCTCTTCTCTGGTGACACAGTCTTCTGCAATATTACATCCGCAGAGGGGACCCTTGGATTTTTGCGCATCACATTCAATACAACAGTGCCCATAAATACATTCGCAATCTGTACATTTAATCATGATATTGTCTTCCGGAATCTCACTTAGCTGTTTACCAAGAGTATTAATGCGCTCTAACTGCCTATCTAGTTTCTGATTAATAATTTCAGAAAGTTCATCTTCTTTAACACCCAGTAGTTCTTTCATCTGGCAAATCATAATGCTAACATCGGCTATTTCTTCTAAAACATTTTTGCGCGCTTGAGAAAGTTCTTTACTATCCCCGCCGTAGGTCCTCTTTCTCCAAAGTTTATTGATCGCCTGGGTAAGTTCTGACATTTCTTCAATGCACTGACGGCTTTGTGGCTCGTATCCATACCAGTCAGCAATCAGTTTAATCTTTTTTTTATCTACAATTACCGGTTTATATGTAGGGGCTTCATGAGGTGTGTTTTGCAATTCCTTTCTAAGCACCATAGGTTTTTCTGTGTCATTGCAATATTCTGCGTATATGACCAATTCAGCACGAGTATATCTGCCTCGAATATCATAAATAGTATTAATTCTTTTCACGTCTTGTAACTTAATTCCGTCTAAATACATATCATTGATGCTTATAAATTTAAACTTGTTCAATGTCGGTCTCCTTTCTGTTGTTTGCCTAATAGGTAAATTGCAGTCATTCAGATTTCCCGCCTTTCCATATGTAGCCGGTATCTTTCCAGAGCTTATACGGCTGTATAGAATAATTTATTTTTCCATAACGTGAATCCATTTGACTGATATTTGTTATCAGTTCTCCGTCCCTAGTTGCTCTTCCAATTGGCAACCATCCAGAAATAATTCCAGCCCTTACCCAGGCGTGATCTTTACCGTATACCCTGGCTGCCACCGCTATTGGTACATCACCCGTATGAAATTCTGGTAAAATATCCAATCTATCAAGTAATATCTTGCATATCTGCTCTGAAACTTGTTGAGTATTACACAATTCTTCTAAATTATTTTGCATTTTAATTAGTCCTTTCTTTTCTGATATATTTTATTGCTATTTTCTTCCATGTCTCCTATAATTTAAGTACAGGCTGCTTCAGCAGCCGAGTACATACGAAAGGAGTGAATCTCATATATGGACATTTCTGTAATTATAAATATTGTGCTTTGTATATTATCTTTTTTACTTGCCGCGATATCAATTATTTTTGTTATCATAACTATTCGTCAGAATAATAGATTAATGGATCAAAATAATCGCATGATAGAGAACTCGACTCGACCTTATATAATCATGTATGGTTTAAATTTGAACTTTGGCACACCCTTATATCATTTAGTACTAAAAAATTTTGGACAATCAGGGGCGATTATACATAATCTTTATTGCAATTATGATTTATTGAAATTCTCCAAGCGATCCGATACAAATATAGCGCCATTTTCTAACATGAAGAATACATTTTTAGCACCAGGTCAGTCAATATCGTCTGCAATTGATTGGAAAAAAGCAGTAAAAGAAACATCTTTATTGAATTTTACAATCGAGTATTCATGCAATGGTAAATCATACAAAGAAGTTTGTCCCGTAAACCTAAACTCTTCCGATGGAAACACAATTAGCAAATGCGACAAAGAAAATGATAATATCCATAATATTTCTTATGCTATTCAAGAATATGTGGTTCGGAACTCATAAGTATAAATTTAGATCCCATTCTTTTGATGACCTCTGATAATACAAACTCACACGCAGTATATGTCTGATATTCATTAGGAAGGCTATTTCTCAATGCATTCATTACGTTCGGAATAGCCTTTTCTATATCTTCTTCCAAAACTACACTTCCATCTTTTAAATAATATTCTCCCATCATTTACTACCTCACATCCTTTTATGCTCTTCTCCCCAACTTGTCTAACACTTCATCAACTAAGAGACGCATAGATTCTTCTGCTGTTTCTAACATCTCATCACACAATTCTTTTTCGTGGTCGATCATTATATTTAGATAATGTTCGGCCATAATCTTTGAAACTATTGTGGATACAATGATTGATATTGCAATATTAATTAGCACTATCAACATTCTCTTTTCTCTTCCTTAACTTGCCTGTTGAATATCTGGTGCAAGATAATGATTAATAAAATACTGCTGACCTTTTCCTGTCACTTTAGTGGTTTTAGTGACTCTTATGCTACCATCTGGATTTGATATGGAGGTTTCTTTTACTTCAAACAATTCCATCTCCATAGATTTTTGCGAAGGCATGTTTTTACTGGAACCGCCCTTGATCAGATAACCTTCATGCCTTAATTGTTCGAAAAGACGCTTTTGACCGGTCGCATATCCATTTTGCTTCAGCAGTTTTGCGAGATCTCCTATTAATATGGAAGTATGGCTTGCAGATACCGCATCAGCGAATATCTCTTTGGGTTTCATACGCTGCACGTCTTCTAATAAAACTGTGTTGTGTGATTTCAGTTTATTAATTTCTTGATCTGCCATTTTCAACGCCCTGGCGAAAATCTGTTCAGGTGTATTCCAGGCTTTTTCTAGATCCAGGAAATATTGACGATATTCCCTGCCCTTTTCCGTTCTTTGGATCATGCAAATCTGTTTTGCCATGTCGACGGATATATTATGGTCTGTAAATGTAGTTTCATTTCCTTGAGCTGTTAGTCTTTTTTGACTAGTAGCTGTATAGTCTGCATTTTCACAAAAACCATACTCTGACATTCTTTCGAACCATTTAGTATATTGAGTACCAATTCCTAGCCCCTCATGCAAATCTCTTGCTGATACTGTTGGTCGCTCTGTATCATAGTTGATTTTAATTAAATTGTTCATAGGTGTTCTCCTTTCATTTATTCCTATCCTGCCTTTTTATCTTGTAATCTTTCCATAGCCCAAATTGTGTTGACGCTCTGTTTTGCCAGTAACAAACTTTCCTCATTAAGTTGCATCAGCATTTTTACAGTTTCTTTAATATCTTTCTTTTCTTTGTCATCCATGCTGCTCGCCTCCTTTCTTTGTTGCTATGTGATAAGTATATATCTCTTAGATTAATTTGTCAATAGCATTTTTTAATATTTTTGTTGCAAAGTGATATTTTTTGTGTTACTATATATACATGGAGGTGATTACATTGAACGATGGAGAAAGATTAAAACTTCTTCGAAAAGAAATCGGAATGAAGCAAGGAGATTTTGCAAAAGAAATATCTACTACGCAAGGCCATATCTCAGATATAGAAAATGGTAGAAAGAATTTATCTGAAAGGACAGCAAAACTTATTTGCTTAAAATCTTGGGGTGGAAAACTCGTAAACGAGGATTGGTTAGCCAGCGGAGTGGGCGATATGTTTCTTAAATTAGAAGAGACAGACGAATTGGCGAATATGGTATCCGATTTAATAGAAGAACCTGACAATGAGTTGTTCATAATCATACAGGAAGTTATGCATACGTATAGGGAACTAAAACCCGAATCAAAAGAATTGTTCAAAGATATTTGTAAGTCGTTAATAAATAATATAAAAAAAAGGGAAGGCTAAAGCCTTCCTCTGCGTTTCAGGTGATTCAACAATATTATCTTTATTTGCTTTAAAATTAACTCGTCAGTATCGTCGCATCGATTGAAAAGTTGATTAATAATTTTGATTTGTTCATCATTACTCATATGTATGCCCTCCTTGGTTTGGATGCAAAAACCCGAAATTCCTATGTAATTATAATACTACTGGCATTCAGTTTTTGCAATAGTTTTTTCGAACACAAGTTCTTGTTTTGTTGTTTTTAAGGAGGCGCGCCTTTAATATGATTTGATTATAGTATATAATTGGACATTTTAAAATGTCAAAAAATGGTAAAAAATTTAAGTAAAGTCCCTATAAATACATATTTTTGTACATTGTTTATACTGCACTTTTAATTATTATTAATAATTCTCGGTTTCGCGCAAACTTTCCCGGGTTTCGCGCAAAGACCAACCAAAATGGTAATATATAATTTTGTTAAAAATCACTAACGCCCAATAATGAAAAAGAGGGTGATTTACAAGATGATACATATAGCCGTGGTTGACGATGAGTATATTTTCAGGGAAGCAATAAGCGGAATTATAATAGAGAAAATGAAATGCCTTGAGATACCATGCGAATTACATAAATTGAGCGATGCACAAGATTTAATAAATCTTGTGGAATCTACTCCAATTAGCCTGATATTTCTTGACATAGACATGCCGGGATTCAATGGCCTTGATGCGGGAGAATATTTGTTTGAGCGAAAGAATAATAGAGAGATTGTTTATGTGTCCGGATATGAAAACTATGTTTTTGACGCACTTAAATATTATCCATTTGATTTTGTGCGAAAAACTCATATGCAGCATGAAATTCCAAGAGCAATTGAAAACTTTATAGGCGTTCATAGAACCGATTCTATATTTATTAATATAACATCTGGATACAAAACCTTGCGTGTATTAGTTAAAGATATTTTATATATTTCAAAAATGGGAAGAAAGACGTGTATAACAAAATCGAACGAAGAACCTATTTACACCTGGGAATCAATGGCCACAATAGAAAAGTCTTGCTTTGATTTGGGATTTTCAAGAATATCCAAAGATAGAATTGTTAATTTGAAATATGTCGAAGGCATAGAAAAGGGGAAGATAACCTTAAACAATGGAAAGACCTTGCCTTTAAGTAATGAATGGCTTGAAGTGACAGTAAAACAATTCTTAGTTTACAGACGAAAATAAAAACAACTTTCAACAATTATCACTTAAATAAAATCAATGGGTAAATGCCTTTGATAATAAAAAACAAGAAAGAGGGAATGAATTATGAAACACATCAAACGAATTGCAGTTATCTTCATGTCTGCACTCACACTGTCTTTAGTTGTACCGGAGGCAATACCGATGGCAGACAACATTGCCACTGCCCAGGCTGCTGTGAAAATCAGTAAAAAATCTTACAGAATGGTTAAAGGGACTACTCTTCAACTTAAGCTAATCGGTGCCAAGAAAAAAGCAAAGTGGACAACCAGTAAGAGATCTGTCGCAAATATTACTCAAAGAGGGAAGGTGACGGCAAAAAACAAAGGAGTCACTACCATCTCCGCCAAAATAGGGAAAAAGAAATACACTTGTAAAATAACAGTCGAATCCCCTCAATTGAGCCGTTCCAATATTACACTTAATGTAGGAAGTTCAGCTTCTCTTAAACTTAGTGGCACAAAGCAAAAAGTTAGATGGTCTTCCAAAAATTCATCCGTTGCAACTTTCAGTAACGGAAAAGTTAAAGGAATAAAATCCGGAAGAACTACAATAATTGCCAAGATAGGCAAAAAAAGTTATGCTTGTAAAATAAATGTAAATGCAACACCTAATGTAACGCCGCCAAGCCAGCCAGATAACAAAAAAGATATGCTTATTGGTAGCTATACAGATACCGGAGATGGAACATTTACCTTATATACAGCTTCAGGTAATTCACAAAACGGCAATGTGCCAATAAATTATATTAACAAGAACACATTTTTAAGTCAAATAGGTGTTAAAACTGTTGACTTCGATTATAATAAAACAAGCTACTTGTATATCGATAGATATTTACACTCAAAAAATCATTTTGGACGGTCTCAAATGACACTTACTTTGACTGGCAACAATCTTAATCCCGGGTTGCACAGAATCGAAGTTGTTCAATATGAGGATGATTCTCCAGATTCTAAGGTAATAACATATAAGTCTGGATATTATAAGATTTCAATCAATTAATTAAAAGTAAAAAACCGCCCGGTATTTGTGTACCGAACGGATTTAAAATAGAAAAACCTATCAACCAACGGATGATATGATTAATCTACCTGAACAATAGAATTATATCATACATCCTTCCAAAAGTGAATGGGTGTATTTTTTGTACTCAAAAAAAGAAAGGATGAAATTATGGCACTAATAAAATGCCCAGAATGCGATCTGCAGGTAAGCGATAAAGCTATTGCATGTCCTCATTGCGGTTATCCCTTAGTAAAAGAACCACAAGTAAAAAGAGCTACCAGAACAACAAGGAGGCGCCGACTACCGAATGGGTTTGGCAGCATTACCGAGCTCAAAGGTAAAAATCTAAGAAATCCATTTATGGCCAGAGTAACGATTGGAAAAAATTCATTTGGTCAGCCTATTTTAAAGCTATTAAAACCACAATCATATTTCCCCACATATAATGCAGCGTACGAAGCACTAATTGAATACAACCGCAATCCTTACGATCTACAACCAGATATTACAGTCATGGAGTTGTATGAAAAGTGGACAGATCATTATTTCAAAACCTTGAACTCAGCGTCATCTACTCGTACCATTACATGTGCGTGGGCTTATTGTTCATCTATTTATAATATGCGTGCAAAAGATGTTCGCGGACGGCATATTAAAGGTTGTATGGAAGACGGAACCATAGTAATTCAAAATGGGAAACAAAAAGGGGAATTGAAGAAAGCAAGCGCAAGTACAAAATCCCGCATAAAATCTACATTTAACCTAATGTTTGATTATGCAGTGGAATATGAAATAGTGGATAGAAACTATGCCCGAACTTTTGAATTATCTAATGATATCATAAAAGAAAAGGAAAGCAATAAACGTGATCACATTTGCTTCTCAGATAATGAAATTGCTATGCTTTGGAAAAATGCTGATTCGATTAGATTTGTAGATTGGATATTGATACAAATGTATATGGGGTGGAGACCACAGGAGTTAGCTACTCTCAAATTAGAAGAAGTTCATTTGGATGAAAATTATATGCGGGCAGGAATGAAAACTGAGGCCGGAAAACAACGTGTAGTGCCCATACACAGTTGCATACGAGACCTCGTGGTAAAAAATTTCAATTATGCAAAATCCCTAAATAGTGATTTTTTGTTAAACGATCCAGATAGTAACCGTGGCGGGATGAAAATTTCATATGATAAGTATGCTAAACGCTTTCAGAAAGTAATTGAAGCATTGCAACTTGATCCTATGCATAGACCCCATGATCCGAGAAAAACATTTATTACAATGGCAAAAAAATCTGGAGTTGATGAATATGCGTTGAAGAAGATGGTAGGACATAGAATTGAAGATATAACGGAATCTTCCTATACAGAAAGAGATATAGAATGGTTGAGATCAGATATAGAAAAAATAAGGCACATTTAA